AATAAGATGGGATAAGAGTCCATTTAGACCAGAATTACCTGCCGTTAAAGAAGATTATGATGGGATAGAAATTAGAAATATTGATTTCAATTGGCACAAATTAGATTGGGTAGATGGTTGGGATTTAGATTCTGGATGTATTTGGAAAACAAATGGTATAAAAGTCATTAAAGTAAAAGAAGTAGAAAAACGTCATTCAGATGAGCAAGATAAATTTCGTAGAGAAACTAGGGAAATGTTTGAATAAAGAGGCGAGTAATTATGTATCAGAACAACATTATACAGCAAGTAGGAACAAATGGCGCACCTGTCGGAAATACTGTTAATCAGAATTTACCGAATAGATTCTTGCCTAAATTACAACAAGCAAGAGCAAGTGGGCCAATAGAAGAATATAAGTTTGATAACTTCAAACCAAAAAAGAGACTAAAAGAATTAAGAAAGGTATTACTACCAGAAAAGAAGAAGTTTATTTTTGTAAAATTCGGATATAAATTTAATCTCAAAGAAAGATGTGTAGTTTGTGGTATGCATCATATTTGGGAAGCAGGGGATTATCTACGACCTCCTATTCCATTAGATAGAGTAGAACGTGGAAGGCCATTAAGAGGAACTTATTGCCCTAAACACGCTGCTCATCATAAACAATTTGAAATGCTACAACAAGAGATTATTGCAGATGAGCATGGATTAGATTTCAAAAGATTTATTCCTACTCCAAAAATGCCTAAAATGATGAAAACAGGGCCAATTTATAATCTGACTAATGAAGATATTGTTGCCCTCTCATCAGTCGGATATGTTATAAAGCCTCCAACCGTATCACAGGATGAGTCGAAGGAGAGCGAAGTATTGCGCTTAACATCGGAGTTAAAAACGATTAGCCAAAGACTTGATGTATTACTAAAAATTAAGGAGGAATAAACATGGGAATGTTCGGAACAAGTAATGGAACTGTATTAAATGCAGTTCAGCAACAATCAGATGCGAATTTTAAAACAGTCAATAACTTACTATCACTACAAGAAAATCACGTTGAAGAGTTCTTTCAGTATCACGGAGAACTTTTCTTAGCATCACTTGAAAAGTTAATGGAAGATGTTATTGAAAGAGTAATGAGTCAAATGCTAGGAAAGTTAGCATTTGTTCAAGACTCTACAACAAATAGAATGAAAATTGATTCAGATGCTATGCGAGAGTTTGAACGCATCACACAAGAAAATATTGATTTAGATTTAAAGAACCTTTTAGATACTGCAATTAACACAGAAATTATCAATCAGCGAAAACTTGCAAAACAGCAATACCTAGAATCTCAAGGGTTCTCGGCTGGTGCAGGACAAATTTCAGCAGGGGCAGCATTAGCGAATGTAACAGGAAATACGCAGCAATTTAATCAAATGAATCATGCTATGAACAATGGTTCAGGTTATCCTGTTCCTCCAAATGGAACAGATGGTTATGGTCGCCCATATTGGATTGACCCACAAACAGGACAAATGAGTTATGAACCACCTTCAAGTGGTTTGGGATTAGGTGGAGCAATTCAAAAAACTGCGGCATGGGCTAAGTGGTTAATGTGAGCGATAAAGACCAATCCTACTCTATTATCTTAGATGATGGAAGTAGGCAAAAAATTGATAGAAAGTTTCTATTAGATAACTTTTTTAATTTTTTGTTTTATCGTGAACAGAAGGCAGAAGCAACAAAAAATAAAATTGAAGAGGGTTCTAAAGATAAATATTTTAGAAACCGAGAACTTAAAGAATTTTTAACAAGGGCTAAAAATACTGGTCGTTTTACTAGAGAAGAAAAGAAAAAATATCGCAATTTCTTAAAAGATACTCTTGAAGAATTACTTAAAGATAAAACATTAAGTAAAAGAAGAATCAAGAATAGCGGTATTCCTGCGGATATTAAAGAATTTATTCAAGATGAACCTTTAGAGAAATTATTAGATGATAATTTTATTTTTAAGATTACTCCTATTCAAAGAAAATTAACTTCAGAAGGAGAAGTTCCTAGAGGCTCAATGCCTAAAGCGGAACGAGAAAGATTACAGTTATTGGCTGATGGTCTTGGAGATGATTTAGAAAAGTATGTTTTGGAAGGATTAAAGTTTGCTCCTAACAAAATTACTTTTGATGGTTCTCTTATTTCTGGTAATTTAAATAAAAAAGAAAGACTGGATAAAGTAGTTGGGGTTTTTAATCAAGATGACCCTAAAAAGGATAAAAGAACTGGTAAGTTCTTTAACTTTTTTACAGGAAACATAGCGTCGGGTCAAGTAGAAAGTAAAACAATACAATCTGATGTTTCTGATGAAGATGAAATTGATGAAAACGAAGCCTTAACGGAAATTAATGTAATTCTTAAAAAACAAATGCAGGGTCTTAAATTATTATCACCATCGCAGATAGATTTAGAAAACCCAGTAAGTAGAGAAAATAATATATATTCAAAATATTTAGATGCTTTAGAAGAAGATAATTTTACTATTATGATTGAAGATGAATTTCTAATGCCACTACATACTAGATTAATAGTAAGGAAGAAAGAGGAATTTAAAGAGGAATTAAAAACTTTACAAAGAATGTCGGATGATGATATTACTTCGGAACAAAGAGATAGAATGAGAACATTAGAAAATTTAGTTGATAAATCTCAAAAATATGAAGAATGGAAAGATGAATATTCTGTGGAAATTGAAGTATTTATAAAAAATGTTAGGGAATATTTTGGAAGTATGATTAACAGACTATTTAACATGAGCAAACTTGAACAAGAAATGGATGAAGCATCTGGGCCATTACAAGCAACAAATCCTGATGGAACTCCAATTCCCTATGAAGAAATTCCCGAAGAAGATAAAGAAAAATATCATTTGGCTAAACATAAGTTTCTTGGAATAAGACAATTTCTTAGTAAAATAAAACTGCCTAGCAGGTCAAGTGCTATAATTAAAGAAAAAATTGCAGAATTTATTGAAACCTTTGATGACATTCAAGAAAGAATAACAACATTATATAAAGATGGGCATACTGGTATTGATGGAAACGATACTACTTTAGGTAGAATATTTGAAAGGGTTAAAGGCAGAACAAATGTTTCCGATGATGATAAGGAATATATTGCTAAGGAAATTATCAATTGGAACAAACAAAAATTAGGCGATATTCTTAATGACTTAGATAAAGTTGTTCAAATAACTTTTGACCTTAACAAGAAAAAAGTTAGTGCCGCAGTTGTTAAAAGATACAATGTTACAATGGGTCAAAGATTAGCAACAAGTTCAAGAACTAATTTTGCTACAAGTGAAACAACAATTCCATTACCATTATTGACAAAATTCAATTCTATGATTAATTTATTCCGAGCAAACTTAAGAAGAGCAAAAAGAACATTGAGGTGATATTATGGGAACAGTTCGCTCGCCAAGCGATTATACATCAATTAACGTAGACTATTCAACAGGTAATGGTTTTTACACAGATAAAGGAGCAGTTGCCGATTTACTTCAAGTTTCAGCATTTTCTTCCACCACAAACCCCTCCCAATCACAGGTGGGTTCAATCATAAAGTATGTGGAGGGCATGATTGATGACAAGGCTAAGAGGTCGTATCGCCCGATTATTACTCAACATGAGTATCATAACTTTGAATTCATCAGACATCCTGCTAGAGCATATTATGGGGGATATGTCGGATATATTCAACTTTCGATGATGAAGGTTAGAAAGATTGTTTCACTTCAAGTGTGGCAAGGAAGCAGTTATATTGAATTAGCATCTGCTCAAGCGAAGATTGAATTACTTGATAATTATAGAGATATTTATTCAGTTACCTTACAATTACCAAATAGCGGAACAGAATTTGAAATGCTTTCAGAAGATACTGGTTCATTACAAAACTCAGAATTCAACGTATCTTTTGGAGAAAAGACAACTGCTAATGAATTAGTTGCTTTAATCAATGAACAGTTTCCATCACCAACTGCACAATTTACAGGAGCAACAGAAGCAAAAGAATTGCAAGTTAGTAGTAGAAATATTTCTGATTTCTTTTATGCACAGAAGAATACAGAAAATTCAAAGGAAGTATTTATTTCTTCACTATTGGCTGGAGAAGATGGTTCTGATTGCACAATTAAAGTTAAAACTCAACAAACTTGCTCAACATCAGGAGCAACAACGAATTTAACTGTTGCAGATTCTAGCAAATTAGTTGTAGGAATGGCAGTTGCAGGAACAAATATTAATTCTTCATCTACTATTAGTTCTATTACTAATTCAACAACCGTTGTTCTAAGTCATGCTACAACTGGTTCTGTAAGTGGAACTGTTACATTTACTGCAACAAATACTGCAATACCAACCGTTTGTAATATTACAAGATTTACAGATAAACAAGACTTAAAAAGACTAGGTTCTTTTTGGAATATTGGAGAAGAAGGTAAAATTTTCTTCTTACAAGATTATCCTTATCATACTCAAAACTCAATTATTGTTTCTTATATTGCAGGAGATAATCGAGTTCCATCTGCAATTCACGAAGCAGCCACAAAACTTGTTGCGGCAGAAATTTTAAGACATGATGACCAAACTATTCTTATTGCTGAAACAGGAGGAAATATATCACTTAAAGAAAAGTATGATATATTAAAGAAAGAGGCGATGGATATTTTATCTGGTAAATCAGACATTGTATATTTCTTAGGTTGATATTATGTTTGAAGATATTGAAATAACCACAAGGAAATTTCAAGAGTTTTTAAAAATAGAACAAGAAAGACAATTGGCTATGCAAGAGTTATCTCAAATTCTAGGCTATGATGTTACATTCAGTAAAGAAGAAATGATTAGAAACGCAAAAGAATCATTTGCAAAATATGTATCAAAGGAGGTATCGTTATTGATGAAGTCAGCCTTCTAATTGATTTAGTTTCTAGCAATTGGGTAAGTTCTGCTACAACATTACAAAGTGCGGGAACTATTTCAGCAGACCATGTAGCAACACCTAATTTTGTTGATGTTAGAACTTTAGATAAAGGAAAAGGTATGAGATACGATTTATCGTCTAAAGATGTTATTATCTTCTTTGAGGATAGTCAAAACATAGAATACCCTACTGTTCATTATGACGTTAGAAATGAAACATATGGATTTACTATGCATATTAGAACAATTCACGATGAAAGGGCTGGAACGGACTCAAATTTTGGCCGAGATAGGCTAAGGGCTTTATACTTGATTGCCCGTCATGCACTTGAGCGAGGTCGAAGAGGCTATACTGCAAGTGATGGTTCTAAATTCAATCAAATATTTGTAGGTTCAAGAAGCGAATCAAATGACCGAGCAAAGAGATTATTTGGATATAAATTAAGTATAGAAGCAAAAAGATTCGCATTAAGTATTCCCTAGTAAGTTTGTAGGAAAAGGGGGAGAAATAGCATGACAGCAGAAGATATATTTTTAGGAAGCCAAGCGAGTTTAACATTAGTTCCAGAAGTGGACTTATATATTCCAATAAATCATAGTAATAGCACAAGCACTTCTTTAGAAGCACATGACGATTGGGAAGCACATTTCTTAATGGTCAATAATCTTTATGTTGGTTGCATTGTTGAATTTTATGATGCAGATGCAACGGAAGGAACAACAACTGTTCAATCTACTCACGTTGTTACAAGTAATACTCATAATACTATTGTTATTTCCCCTGCCATTCCTTCTTCTATTACCTTAGCAGATGGCGATTTCATTCACATTAGAGGATATGGTGCGCCTTGTGTTGGTGAAAAGGCTACCAACACAAAAAGACTTAATGCTGATAATTGGTTAGGTATTCTTGAAAGTGCTACTTTCCCTAATTTAGAAGTCGAAATGAAACAAATGAATTTATCATTAGGTGGTTCAAGAAACTTTACTCACCAATACAAAGGTATTGAAACTGCATCGGGCGGTAATCTAGGATTAGTCGTTAATCATGGTGCATTCTTATATTATGCTTTAGGAAAATGCACAGAAATTACTGCAACTTTCCACGCTTATTCACCTACTGATAAGTTAAATGCTCATAGTGCTAATTCTTCACATGATGACAGAAGGCACGTATTTCTTGATACTACGAATGGTGGCGCACAAAGCGACCATTTAGTAACTTCTTCTGAATTTTTAGAACAAGGGCCAATTTTCTATAAAACTGCAAGAGCATCAGACACTTTAGTTCCTCCTTTGCTTCATGGTTTTGATTTGAATACTAATGTTGAATTGTTAGATAGGACAACTTCAACCGCTACGGGAGTAGCAAATTCAATTACTTACAAGTTTGAAGAAGCAAATGGAGAAAAATTACCTTCATTTGCATTAGAACAAACAATGGCTAAATCTAGCACATTAACAACAAATACCGATGGCACTAAATCTGAAGATACTACATTTGTTAGAATTGCAAGAGGCAATCGAGTTAATACATTAACGATGACAGCCAACGAAAATGAAGAAGTTAAGATGACTCTTGATTTAAATTCAAGAGCCGTTCACAGTTTAGACCGAGATGAAAACTATGAAGCGAGAGGTGGAATTTCAGATAATCGCCAATTGTTTAACTTTGAACAAGCAAATGACACTAGCACAACAGATAAAGATACTGAACTTTTAGAACCTTTCTTTTTCTCAAGTGGTTTGTTTAGCGTATTTGGACAGCAGTTCCTAAAGGTTACAAACTTAACTCTTACAATCAACAATAATCTACAAGATAAAAGATTCATTGGTGTTGGTAACAAATCAATTAAAGAAGCAATTCCTGCTCAAAGAACATATGAAGTATCTTTTACTGCTATGGTAACAGATGATAAGTTATTTGAAGAATTACTAGACCAAACAGAAGTAGATAATACTGCTTCCACTTTGCTTACTTTACAATTTGATAAAGCAAATGGTGAACAGATTCTTATGAAGTTCCAAGATTATTTCTTAAGTTCTGCTAATTTTACAATTCCAGATGATAAAGGGCCAATTACAGTAGAAGGAACTGTAATGCCAAGAACATTAAACTCATGCACAGTTAAAACACATTGGGTTCTTCAAGGGTGATTAAATGGTTTCAAAATCAGAAAAGGGTCGCTTGATAAGAGAGCAACAATCTAAGAAAAAGAAGGCTAATAAAGAAGAGGTTAAAAAAGAACCAGTTAAATCTAAGTTAGCAGAATAATATTCCACCAACACCGTTTGTTTGTTTGTTGGTATAGAAGGTGGATGAAATGTTAAACGATAAGAAAGTTATTACAGATAAGAGTGTATTATTTGCACTAAATGAGCCTACGCTACATTATATTAAAGTAGCACCCGAAAGTGAAGAATATCTTAAGGTGTGGATTAAAGAACCCACATGGCTTGAAGCCGAAAAAGCCTTGAATAGTGTGATGAAGATTGATTCTCGCACACAGTCGTTTGACCTCGACCTAAATGCGATGTATCGCTATATGGTTGAAAATTTCATCTCCAAAACAGAACCAAGCCTATCTACCGTTGATATGCTTAGATTAAGTCCTTTTGTCGGAAATCAAATTAAAGAGATTTTACCAAATCCAATGTTGATGATGCAGGAGGATGAACAAAAAAACGAATGATTAGGGATGCTTTAAAAGGTAAAAAAGCAGACCCTAAAACACTTTCGTTAATTATGGTTTATTCTCTTTCTAGCGCACTATCAATTAGTCCGTTAGAAGTTTATAAGATGCCTGTAAGTTTAGTTAAAGACTTACTTAGTGTTCATGCCAACATAGAGAAAATTAAAGCCGATGAAATGGAAAAAGCACAAAATAAAGCCAAAGGTGTAAGTCATGGCAGATGATATTGATAAGTTAGCAGGTTCGCTAAGTGATTTAAATTCAACATTATCCTTGACCGATACTAAAACTTTGGGCTTTATACGAAAAGTCGGAGAATTAAGCGTTGCTACGTCTAAATCTGGAAGGGCATGGACTACATTCAGTCGTTTAGTTTCTGGAAGTCCTATATGGTCTGTTCAGAATAAATTAAGAGCATATATTGATATTTTTGCTGGTTTAGAAAGTAGGGCAAGAGAAAACGCCAAAGCACAACAAGAATCGAATCAAAGAATTATTGACCAAGTTCAATCATATAAAAAACTTGAACCGCAATTGAAAAATTTGCAAAAGTTAAAAGACGATTTAGAAGGCGGAACTCCTTTTGTTGATGCAGAAGCAAGGGAAAACATCGAAGAAGCGGTCAAAGGAACTCTTGCATTTAATAGAGCCCTTTTAGAAGGAAAAACTGCCGAAGAACAATTTGCCGCAGGTTTGGATGAACTCATAGATAAAGGTAAAAAACAGACTGAAATATTTACTAAAGCACAGGAAGCAGTTCAAGCAAAACTTAAATTTGAAACATATGAAGGAAGAGATGAAATTAAAGGTGAAATACAATCTAGGAGAACTGCTTTGAAAGAAGCACCTTCTGTTAAAGTAGAAAAAATATTTCAAACCATGACAGATAGATTAACTTCGATTAGAAAGTTTGTAACTGGAAATTATACTGTTTCTGAAAGAATCCAAAAAGACAATAAAAGGCGACAAAAAGTAGAAGATAGAAGAGTTAAGAGAGAAATATTACAACTTAAAATAAGTCAAGGAATGTTTAAAATCTCACAAATGGTTAAACCAATGCTAAATATAGTTTTTAAATTCTTAATATTTTCTATATTTGCATTCATGGCAATACTTCTTTTCTTGAAATTTGCTAGTGATGCTTTTGCAATAATGAAGGAACTAGGAATTTTAGACGATTTAAGAAATATATTTTATACCTCTATTGAAATGTTAGGGGCATTCTTTGGATTAGTAGGGGCTTTCTTTGCAGGGGATTATCAAGCAGTTTTGGATTATTTAATGACATTACTTGATGGCACTTTATCTATATTATGGTCGCTTGCTAAAGTAGGATTTAAACTATTTGTAGGACTTTTAGTTGGTTTCTTTTATACAATTCTTGATAATATTTCCATTGTAACAAAGAAAGAATTTTGGATAAAGGCTTTACCTGTTCTTAAAAAGTTTGGAAAAATTCTATTGTTGGCTTACTTTGTTAGATACATAGCAACGCAAGTAGCATTATTGATTGGAATTTATGCACTACCAGCGATGATGGCAATTGTCATATTAGCGGCTTTATGGGCAGTTGCTAAATGGATTACTGGTAAAATTAATCCGTTTAAAAGAGCGATGGGTGGAACTGTTGGAGCAAATGAAGGAATGACATTAGTAGGAGAAAATGGCCCAGAATTAGTTTCTCTTCCTTCGGGTTCAAAAGTCCATACAAATTCAGAAAGCAAAAGAATGGGTGGCGGAAATACAATCAACATTACAATTAACGCAAGAGATACTTCTGATGCAGAATTAAGACGTATTGCAGATAAGATTGGAAATATGGTAAATAATAAAATTAACAGGCGAACTTCGTCAAGAACATTAGGGTGATTAAAATGACAAGAGATTATTACGTTTATTTGAAAACACAAATGTTTGAAGATGGCGAGACAGACATTACAAAGAATACAATACCATTAAGAGTAACAAATGCTTCATTTAGCGTATCTAAAACAATACCTGCATTCCCAGTTCCTTTATCTGGTATTGCAACAGGTGAATCAATTACTGCTGCTTTAGATTTAGGAATGGCTGATAAATCAATTTCTCTTCAAGGTTTTCTTCTTGATACTACAATTACTAAGGATAGGACAGGTAATAATGATTTTGTTACTTTAACCTATACTGCTCACGAAGTCGCACAAATGATTGCATCAGGTGTTGATTCAACAGGATTAGCAAAAAATCAAGCGTTTTCGGAATTAGTTATTCTCTATCCTTCCTTTGTAGGTAATGACCAGACACAACAAAGGGTAGGAGTAGATGTAAATAACATTGATACCGCAGTAGATATTCCATTTAACTTTGCTTCAAGAGGCGATAACAACACTAGCGATAATATTGGCGTTCCTGCTAAACTTTCTGATTTTCCAGATTCAGCAACAGCAAAAGGAGTAACAGGTTTTATTCGTTCATTTAGTTTTGATTTTGCTGCTGAAACAGTTGAAATTAGTTTTAATTTAGATTTCCAAGTTGCATCTATTACTCCTTGAGGTGAATTAAATGTATCAAGTATTAGCAGGTAAGAAAAGAAGTTTAGTTTTCCCTGTTATGTGTAATGGTTTTGTTAAACTAGATTATTCAGATAACGTGGTTGATACAAATAGTGATGGTGATACATCTAATGATATTGCTTATGGATTATTTGGACATGAAGGTTCATTTACATTTGAAGCGATTATTACTCCGTATGATATTAATGGTTATGGTCGTCAAAGTGTAAGTGGGAGCATTCCAAGTTTTACTGCAAGTAAAAAGATAATGCCATCAAATAGTCATCAATCAACACCTGCGAATTATCAAAGTGAAAAGTATTTACCAGTAGACCATGCTAATACTAACTATGAGAGATTAACACACGAAATGAGAATATTTGATAATGATAACTTTACAATATCTTTATTAAACTCAACAACATTTAATGAAAATCAACCTGCTGAATATAAGATAAAGGTTTCAATGGATATTGGAGGAACAACGGAAACTTTTACTACAACAAGTGCAGTTATTACTGCCAATAAAAGTGCTATGTTTAAATGGGGTTCTGTTTCAGATGCAGAAGGCTTTGATTCTAATGGGCGAAAAGTGTTTGATTTGCTTTCCACAGTCCATGACCATACGGGTGCGGTGATTGAACTGAATGGCACAGATGAAAATTTGTGCCATGAGGGTCAAGAACTCTTCATTAGGGATGGTTTTACATTCACATCCATTGGCACTATCGCCAGCATCAACGGAACGACAGACGTTACTCTTAACGCTTCATATTCTCCAACCTTGAGTAATGGAACAAAACTGTTTATTCATTCAAGAAAGGATGCTTCTTACATTAACAACACTTATCATATTGCTTGCACATATACTCAATCAAGCAATAGAATCAATATTTTCCTAAATGGAATTAATGTTTTAAGCACTAAGCATACTCAATCAGGAACATTTGCTTTTTATAGAGGGGATTGTTTTATCGGTGCAACTGGCATTGGTGCAAATGGTATGACTGGTGCTTATTCGGCTGAAGCAAATAAACAATTTATGGGAGAAATGCACGAAATGTCTATTCTAAATATTGCTAAAACTTCTTTTACGAATAAGGAAACTCTTTTACCAAACCTTAACAACACACTACTTTATCTTAGATTTGAGGAGATTGATTTATAATGGCAATTAAAGTTTTTCAAAAAGGTGAAACTGATTTTGCTCAAGCAAACGGTTACAATACTCCGACTAATCCTTTGATTAATTGTAATACTAATTTTACCATTTCTTCAATAGAAGATGATAGATTATTTACTCTAATCTATCCAGATGATTCTACATCAAGTGAAACCTTTGTTGAAGTGGGAGCATCTAGCGAAAATACACAAAGAAACAATTTACAGACTACAAAAGGTTTTAGAATTAAATGCTATGATTCTGTTACAACAGAAGGTGTTCAATTAACAGGTGCTAATTATGTTAGTGATTACTATTACTTTGTTTTAATTCATTCCGACGACCATTTAAAACATCATTTTGCAAGAGTAACAGACATCATTACAGAAGATGTCGCTGGAGATGCTTTTGAATTTACTCCAGCATTGGGTAAAGAAATACCTAAAGATACAAAGTTTATGTTATTTAAAGGCCCAATTAAAACTACTACTGCTATTGCTTTTTCAGCAGGTATTAAAAATGAACTACAAAATTCTCTTGTTGTTTCATCACCTTTATTTTATTTGCTAGATAGTTCTCTAAATAAAAAAGGAGAACTCGACCATAATACTAAATATTACGCTAGGTTGAATCAAACAGATGGTGTAACAACGACTCTTGATTCCGCTTCACAAAATTATGTTTTCTTAACTGAGCAGGAATACTCAAATAAAATTTTAGATTACAGTAAATATTCAATGCAACTTACTTTAGTAGATAAACTAAGAGAACGTGATGACCCAAGCATACACATTTCCAACGAAGGTATTACAATTAATGGGCCAGATGCAGATGATTATGACGAAATTTTTCCTAATGCTAGAAGAGATAGTGATGATTTAATTAGTCCAGTAATTCAGTATGTTACAAAAGGCCCAATTAGATATTTACATTATGACTATTCTCCGACAAAAGTAAATGTATTAGAAAATGTAATTGACAATAAATTAGAACAATCTATTGGAAATCGTGGAGGTTTTTGTGAAACTAAGATTTTAAATCCTAGCAGAATACTTACAAGTAAAATTAAAGAATTTGACAAGTATAGAGTCAGACATAGAGTATTTACTGGAGATTTAAATGAATTTGTAGATATGAAGATTACATTAGGTTCTCATATTTCTAGTAGGCAATATAATATTATTACCGATTATAGTGATGCTAGAAACTTTATTAATGTTGGAGATGAAGTTAGAATAGGAACTAGGATTCTATTATGTAGTGCCATTACAACTTCAACAATTACATTTGAAGAATATAGTAGATTAGAGACAGAATCTTCTTTTACTAATTCCACAAGTTTAACTTCTTTAACAGGAACGCTACAAAGAAGAGCATATAATTATCAAGACAATACAATTTTAACTTCATTCAATTTGCTTGCAGGTAGGACTTCCGAATTGTATGTTAAAACAATGTCAAAGGATATGGAATTTATTGAATCATCTGTAAGTTCTGCTGATGCTACTCATGGACTAATTACACTAAGTTCTAATTCTCAAAGTTATTCTTCTGATTCTTCACTTAGATATTCTTTAGGTTCTTATCACATAGAAGTAGAAAGGTTTTCTGGAACAATTGAAAAGATTGATTCTTATAAAGAAGATTCGCAGAACTATGTAGAACTTTCTGGAAGAAGTGATATTAGTAAATTATTTGGACCAATTATTAATAAAGATACAACATTTTCAGAAGATATTATTTATTCTACTCTAAGCCCGTATAATACTCTAGCAAATGTAAAAGCGGGAACTACTCATTCTGTTGCTTTAGGTGCTACTCAAATAGATACCGATATTAAAATCTCAGGCTTACAGACGTTTGATAATGACCCTTCAGTTATAGGAACAAGAATATTTAGCGAAAACGGCTATATTGGTGAAGTTATTGGTATTTCTACACATGGTGCTTCAAGAAGAAGATTAACGATTACACCGTCTTTAACGGAATTAAATAGCGAAGCAATTTATATGGAGACAGATAAAAACTATATATTTAGTAAAGCATTAGGTTCATCTCATCTTACATCAGCAAATCCTACTTCATTAAGTGGTTCTGCTGGAAAAGGAGTTTTCTTTACAAGTGGTAAAGAAATCACAATGTCTGATGGTTCAGAAGGAAATGATTTAGTCGGGAGTAGTATCAATACAAATCCAAAAGCAATTGGCTATCATATTAATAGTCCTGTGTCTATCAATAATGATAATGAATTTCAAACAAAATTTGTAGATGAAATAGGAACTGAGGAAAATTCATCCTTTGATACTGTAAATACCTTAATTGACTTTGAAGTAGTTTCGACTACAAAAAAGAACAATGTTACTGAAATTGAACTAGCACCTTATGTTCCTATTACTTTAGGGAGAAAAACTCACTTCTATGAAGATGTTAGTGAAATGTCTTTTACTAGTGTAGGAACAATAGCGCAAAGCATTGGTAACGTAGATAATTTATACTTTAAAATGTCTACTTCTAATGTTCACACTTTAAATAAAGGCGACCCTTTATTTTTTGTTCCAAATGAAACACCTAACGCTGATAAAGTATTTATTGGTCATGTTTTTCAAATTGTTCATACTGCAACAACTACAAATTCAAATGAAACTTATATCCAATTAGATAGAACTCCAGAAGATTTAGATACTGGGGATTTTATATTTTTAGGAACAAAACCAACTAATGAATTGGCTTTAGTAAATGGGGCGCATCTTTGGGGAGGAAAAGTATTAATTAAACCACATCCTAAATTTATTTCGCTAAATTCAATTAATAACTTAGTTCCACTAAATGTAGAAAGCACAACTGTTTCTGGTGATTACTTCAGTAGGTTTGGGCAACCTTACTATAAAATTACAGGAATATCTAATGGAACATTTGGATTAAACTTACCTCTAGTAACAAACGCTTCCAAAATCATAAGAACGCCTTATGAATTTAAAGGTAAATTTAGTTATTTAGCAAATACTTACAATTTTAAACCTAAAACATCTTCCAATAATATAACAAATGCCCATACTACATCTAGTTCACATAGAGTATTGCCTTTAGAAGAAAGGGGATTGACTAGTGCATTTGGCTCTAATTTCTCCGATACTCGTATTCATCCCACCGCTAATCGTTCAATATTACAATTAGGTTTTACTGAACAAAGAACAAAGGCAGCATTATCTTTTGATAGTGAATCTTCTGCAAGGTTATTTATTTATGTTAATGGAGATATTTTACCATATAGTAGTTTAAGAAAAGACAGTTTGATGTGTGATTCGAATAAGGACATAAATAATTATAATTTACTTTTAATGGAAAATAAAAAACAAAAAGATTCTTTATTTGGAGGCGGAGATAGATTACTTCTTAAAGATAATAATTTTCAAACAGTAACATTCAACACTTCCCAAGATATATCCCAACTTAATAGGTTTGGCATAATGCGACTTACTGAGGTGTGTTTTGATTTCTTTTATAATATAATTAATCCAGAAAAACCGATTCCAAAGACTAGAAATAATGACAATTATGGAATTTCAACACTATTAGGAACAAGCACATCCGTAGGAACAATTAGCAGTATTGTTGATGATGTGATTGAATTTACTGGTTCAGTAAGCGTTTCTACTGATGATTATCTTTATGATGATAAAGGTAGATTAATAGGACAATTACAAAGTGGAACTCCTATTAGTGGTAATCAATACAGGTTAAAGGCAGATGGTTATTTAACAAATAATGGAAGTGCTGCAACAAATTGTATAAAAATTGTAAATACAACTATCATTAAAAAAGGAAGAAATAAAAAAGATACTTTTGCTAGAGTAGATTCTGTTTCTTTACATCCCCTAAAGTGCTGTGTTATTCCAAAAGATAGTCTATATGGAGACGATTCGGGTGATGATGCTTATTCTGCTAATGGAGGTGCTTCTGTTACTTTTCAAACAAGCGGTGCAGGTAATAGAGATTCAGAAATTGTCGGCCCAGTTGCTTTTGATTCTAACGTCTTATCTAATTCAAACTATAACATAGGACAATTTTTAGTATTACAACAAATGTCAAATAATGAAAGCGTAGGGTTTTATGCAACAGTAAGAGGACATAATAGTATTATCGGTGTTTCTTTAGATAGATTTGGAATAGAAGATGGTGGCAAATATAAACTAGTGGAAGGTAATACTACTCAATTATTATTGGGAGATACCGCAGGTGCAGCAGTTATCAATAGTGCTGATTATCATGCCACTATTGGTTCTCTATATGCATTTAAATCATTAGATAATATATCTGCCTCTAGTCGCACATTTGGTGGCTCAAAACCCTATGAAGCAGATGGAACAATAATGTGTTTTAAGCCAAGACTTTGGATTGATGCGGATAGTTCTACTGGAAATTATTCAGTAAGTGATATTACTTCCTCAGCGGGAACTCTTAAAAAAGTAGTAATCAAAACAACAAAAGTAACTATTTCTGGACAAAGAACATTTGTAAATACTTTTTTAAAATTTATTGATTTGACAGGTTGCTATCTTGTTCCAGAAAAAGGAGTTAATGCTCAAGGAGATTCCATTACAAGCGGTTCGTATGAAACAAGGGCAGGAATGAATAATTCAATTCCTCAAAATGGAACAAACAATAATGAATTAATTCATGTTATTTCTCATGAAGTTTCTAATAGTGATAGTGAAGAACACCACTTAATTTGCACAGCAGAATTGGAAGATGAAACTGGTTATAGAATACTTCAACCTAACGAAACCTGTTTTTATGAATTTATGCCAAAGACAATAAAATTTAATTTTCTTTCCTCCGAATATACTAAAAAGGCTTATAAAGATGAAGTTTATGATGAAATAAAAGAGTCTTATTTTCATAAAGACGGTAAATTAGTCAATAATAATATTTATTCAGATGAGGCTATTTTATCTATGTTTGTTATTGTTGATACTGATAAACAATCCACCGAAGAGGGCTTAGTTTTGACCTCTACCGATAATTTCTTTTCTACTAAATTACCAGATGGTGATTATATTATGAATTTTAGCGATGGAGAAGAGTCTGAAAAAATATCATTTACATCGAAATCTAATAATAAATACGAATCCATAGAATTAGGTAAAGGAATAAATAGACAGGGTATTGTTTCTGTTTCTGAAACTTTTACTGTAACTTCAAATGATGCATTACAAATTAATCCTAGTAGGGCTTGTATAGGAACAACTGTTACTATTGCAAATGAAACAGAAGAACTTATCAATGAATTAATGGAAGAGAATGACATAGCATTCGATTTAGAAACTCAAGATTATCCATTATATTTAGCACCTAATTATCAAGGTGTTGATTTATTTTCAGCAATCAACTTCTTACTAGAACAAAAAGACTTAACTCTCTTTGAAGAAAATGATACGTTTAAAATTAAAAACCGATTATCAAATGATTTCTTCAAAGGCATCATTCTTAATGAAACGGGAGAATATCAGATATTTGATTTTGAAGAGTCAAAGAATATGTTTAACTTTTATAACCAAATTACCGTCTATGGAAGAAACCATAAGAAGGTCAGAAAGGATATTAGAAGCATCAATGATGTTGGTTTGAAAGCCTTTGAAGTTTTCAATACTGAACTTACAACTCAAGAAGATGTAAATAAAGAAGCATCGGCATTACTTAAATTACATTCCTCGTCAAATAAAAAACTAAAGATTACTGTTGGGCATTCTAAGATTTCACAAATTAAAGTAGGAGATATAATTAATGTTGAGATACCTAGAGAAAATATTCCGCTTTCTCAATTCATGGTATTGCAAATAGAATATTTACTTGCTGGATTAATGGTATTAGAACTAGGAAAGTATAGCAAAGGGTTGGAAGATAGATTTGCTGATTTAATTATACAAAACAAAAAGATTAATTCTCAATTAAGAAATGAATCTTTCAAGGAATCAGAAAGTTTAGACTTCTTAGAAGAACTTAAGATTAATCAAATAAGACTATTTGCTCGAAAAAGAACATCAGGAGGCACTTTTAAGTTGGGATTCGGAACAGCATTAAATACGGGAACAACTACGCTTGGTTATGGGGTCGGCACAGGCATTACATTCACTACTTTGATAGATGAGGAATTAATATGATTACAGACAAATTAAAAGAATTAGTAACAACAAACATACGAACTACCATAAACAATGGTAAAATAGGACAAGGTGGTAATTCAACAAGTCCAGCCGCTACGACCTTAGATGTTCCTTTATCTACTGCAACGTCTACATTTGCCGCAGTTAAATCAGATACAAATGTAATTGAAATTCAAGCAATTTTTCAAGGGGCTACTTCTTCTATGACAGGTAAAGTAATTAGAGAGTTTGGTATTTTTGATTCTAGTTCTAATCTTCTAGCGAGGGTTAATTTTGATGGAGTCGGCCCATTTGCATCAAATGAAGATTTAGAACTATTTTTAACAATAGAGGTGGAATGATATGGCTGATAATAACCCGCACCAATTTAGCACACAAACAACAAATGTAACTTTTGCACAAATAACCGATGATACAGATTTTCCGCATACAGGTTTAATTAAAGCATTAAGTCTTATGGGAAAAGGAAACATGGCTTTAAAAGGTTCAGTAACGGATTTTGATATAACTCAAGCAACTACTGGGAATGTTGTTGTTGTAAAATCGGGTAAAATTTACCGTGATGGGGCTTTACACACTATTCCTTCTGGTGGGGCAGATACAAATTTTACTTCAAGTGCATTTGATACTTCAACAGGAGGTAATAGTTATTACCATTTATTAGTTGCGGATTCTTCTAATACATTACAAATTAGAAAACATGGAAGTTCAACTGCAAATCGAGTTCCAGAATATGACGAAGGAGATACTATTATTGCAGTAATTATGTTTAACTCCACATCTGCTCCTTTAGGAAGTATGCAGATTCAATTTTTAACAACAAGTAAAGTTTCTAATAATCTAAATATTGGCTATTCTACTGGAACTGCACCAAATGATATTTACAATGAGGCCATGTCAATAGAAGGAAGCGCAACAAGAACTTTATTTAAGAATAAAGTTGCTGATGCTGACATTAGATTTGTATTAGCAGATAATACGGCTGATGAGAGATTTGAGATTTATAGTGATGATGATTCAGATGGAGATGAAGGAGATACTGCTTTATTTACAGTAAATGGATTAGGTGCGACTTCAATCGCAGGAACAGTTAATTTAGGAAGTGTAGCCAATGCTGGAACAGATACAGATAAATTCTTAGTTTTAGATAGTGGCGGAAATGTAGATTTTAGAACTGGAACAGAAGTAAGAAGCGATATTGGAGCAGGAACATTAAGTGCAGAATCAGATACTTTAGATTTAGTTACAGGAAGAGGTAATACTACGGGTAATAGCATTACTTGTGCTAACGTTACAGCAACTGCGGGATTAGTGGGAGATACTGCTACTGCTACTACTGCTTTAACAACTAATGGTTTAATGTTTAAAAGAGGTGAAGCGTTTAGTGCAACTTTAGGCGGTGGTGTTCCTGTTGCTCCTACATTTACAACTAGTATTATTTATATTCACGATGCTACGGGTAATGCCTTTACTTTACCACCACCTTCTTCAGTTGCTAATTCAGTTTTTACAATAAGAAATTTAGGAACTGCTACTACTGCTATTACTGTTCTTGGTGGAGGTAAAATTGATTTTGTTCCGTCTATTGCGGGAACTTCTTTAACAGGTCATCGTTTGGTGAATGTTGCTGACCAAATAGATTTACCTGTTGGAGATACTGTTGTTGTTCATGCAGTTTCTGACGGTAATCCAGCACCACTACAAGATTCTTATTATATTATTAGTCCTTAATATGCAATTAATAATATTAGCGATTATAGCCTTTATCTGTGGCTTTGTTTTAACATGGCTAGGAACGATAGATGACTTTTGAAAAGCCAAAAAAAAGAGGGCGAGGCAACCCTAAAGTTACCTCGCCCTTTAATGCGTTTTTACTGACCAAATCTTATAACAAGACCTACATTCCCAAAGTTTAACTTGTTCAGTCGAACCTACATAGAATCCGACTAAACGCTTCGCTAATGTGTTTTCACCACAATAACGACAAGTTTGTTTTAAACTCATTGTTCGCCTTCCTTGTTTCTCATCAATCTTCTCATATAATCTTCAACGCTATCATCGGTGATATTTGTTCCACCAAATGCAGCGAAAAAGAGCAATAAGAGAACTGTTAAGAAAACAAGAAGAAAGAACCAATCCCAGCCTTCCATTACCAATCAACTCCCAATTCAACAAATTGTTCTTGTTCAACAGAAAATGCTTTAACTAAACCATTATCCTGCCCATACTTCCATAAGTCATACACTAGTTGAGTATCTTTCATACAATACTCTACTACTTCATCATACTTACCCATCTTCCATAATTTAGGTGCATCGGCACTATCCATGAGTTTAGAATCATCCATAGTGCATTTAACTAAATTACTCAGTTGAAATCGTTCACCATGTTCTTTATTCAAGATTCTACTTGTATCAATATACTTCTTTTCATCAAGGTATTTATTGATGCAGAATATATCTAATGAATCTCTAAGAATTGGTAAATCAAATGAAGCAATATTATGTCCTAGTAATAATCCACCCTTTTGCAAATGTTCATCTAAGTCATATTTTAATTCTCTAATAGATTTAATTACATGACCCGATTTAGCAAAAGAATCAACAGGTTCATCAACATAAACAGTTCCATTATTTCCATCCCATGTAGCAACTGTTGATACTTGAAACATATGAGTATTTCCAAATCCACCAATGTCATAAGACATATTTTTGGTTTCTAAGTCAATAGCCATTACAGACATAGTTATCATTCCTGTTGCCAAAGTTTAGAAATCTTCTTTTGTTCATCATCACCTTTATCTTCTTCAACGTCTGTTCTTCTCTTTAAGAAGCAAACAATATTGTTTCCTGCTACTGTTAGCATAGAACAACATTCCCAACCATCAGCACCATATGTATCTAAAGATTCAATAATTACTTTTGGCCCTTTTGCTACCTCAAAAACAAGGTATGTGTTTTCCCACTTCATTCTTTTTCATCTCCTTTATATTTTACGAATACTGAACGGCCAACTTTATCTTCTTCAAACTTATGTGAAATAGTTTTGTAATAGTTGTAAATACTAGGTTGGCTCTTTTTTGTTTCTTTTTGAACTCTATCAAGGTATAATTTCTTACTTACAAAGCCTTCTTCGTCTTTCTCCATTTCTAAGAATACCTTAATAAAAGATGGAATCATGCTCTTTTCCTCAAGAGTCTTGCGTCGAACTCGGAGGCTATCAGTTAGCCAATCCACCAATGACTTATAGCATTGTCGGATAATTGCTGATGCTTGACGGACATTATTACCTGTTACAATGAATCGCTTGCTTTTATCCTTAATTGAAGGACTTTGTGCAATAGAACATAATACGCTTAACTTCATCAATGTTTCCATTAATCTAGTAGTAAAGTTCCCTGCAATCTCTTTTACTTCTTTACGCTTGCTTTGAATAAACTCATGCATATTTTCATATTCGAGAAGTAAAGAATCATTAAAACCATCGGCATATGTCATTGTGTCTAAAGGATTGCGCCCTACTTCTTCATATCTTTCTTTTAGGGTCAAATAGATATTAAATATAGCATTGGCGAATCTTTCAATTGGTTGATTAACTTCAACATATTTACCTGCCAATGCTATTTGCTCTCTTCTCATCGTGTCTTGAACCTTATCTTCTACCGCCCAAACAAACACTAGCATTCTTTGAAGCACACCTTTTTCAGCCATTACATCCTCTAAGTTCTTTGGAGGATATGTCATCGCCATTACCGAGCGTTCACAGAAACATTCCATTACATCACCTTCTTTAAGTTTCTTTGTAATAATCCACGATTCACCTGCTAAGGTATTCATTAGAGTATTCAAATATACAATTGAACTTTCTTTGTGTTGCGTTGCCTTAAATACTCCAGAATATTCAAACTCATCCCAATGAGCCAAACCACTTCCTTCTAAAGCCCCTGCAATTCTTTCCCAATCATCGTTACCATCTTCATCAAATACTTTCTTATAATAACCAATAAGAGATGCATCTGTATAATCAACCAATGAAAAGGTATCAAAGATTTTTGGTATTGCAATATCGTTCCTTACTGCTCTAGGGTGTGCTTGAGTTTCATTTATTTTCTTAAAGACTGATTTAGCAATTGGCCCTACAAAGTTATAAAGAGTTGATTTACCAGTTCCAGATGTTTGAATCCAACAAAAGTGGATTCTACTATCTGATACATTTCTACCCTTTGGTATTTGCACAAAGTCTTTTGAAACTTGACCTAAGATAGTAAAGAAAGAAATAGCCGCAGGAACTTCATTATAGTGTGATACTTCTGTTGCTGATTTCTGAAACTCCTTTACAATTGCAGGTAATGATTCTGACATCGTTCTTCTATCTTCAAATACTTCTTCAAGCATTTCTTCGTTAATTTCTTCTTCATTCATATTTTCACCTTATCTTCTGAATTTAATACATTAAGTATTCTGTCTGCTAATGTTTTTCCAAACCCCTCTAGTTTCTGTATTTCAAAACTAGTTTGTTCTCCTATTTCCATAACAGACCCAAAACTATCTATTAACAGTTTTGCTTTTTTATAGGATACGCCTTTTATACTTGTTAAAATATCCAACCTTAAATCGTCGGTGCTTATTCTTTTAAATATTTGTGGTCTTATATTTTCTCTTTTAATTGGTTGCATTTTACATACTGCGGTAATAATGTCTGATGCTTCTTCTTCGCTATGAACCCAAAATGGCTTTGCATCCATATCTAATGTTATTCTTCCTAATGCTCCTAAAAATTTATTTCTTAGCATGATTAATCTTGATTTTACAGGTAATGTGCTTTTTGAGTGTTCAATAATTTTCCAGATTCCTTCTTCTAAATCTCCATATATAATAACAACATTTGTTTGATAGTGTCTATCCATATTATCTAATTGTGTCCATAATCTTTTTGACATTACAGACCCAATAAAATCTTCAACGGACTTCGCTTCAAAACAAACATTATCATATACATAATCTCCTATTTCTAACCATTTCTTTTCTGTCTTTATGTTTAATTTTCGTGCTTTATCTTCGACTAACTTTACTAATCTTGAACCTTCCTTTTCTCTACTATCAATTATTAACATCTGGAAACCTCCAACATTTACCTACACAATATCCTTCCGATATTAACTTATTACAAAACGGTGTTTTATAATTACCATATACTGTAAATTTTGCGTGTTTGCGAGTTTCGCTTTCATCCCAATCCAACCATACATCATCTCTTTCTCCAAAAGAAGTTTTAATTTCAGATACAATCATATTAAGGACTTTGTTCTTTTCTTCTAACGAATTGAGATTCGTTCTAAGAGTTAATAAATCTCTATACCATGAAACAAGGTATGCTCTCGCCATATGCGAAGGATTCTCCGTCATTATAGCATTATGCAAACATGGCAATAATGGGAGTTTTCCATCATACTTCGGAACGGAAACTTCGCCCTCTACTTCATCTATGGGGGGTTGTTCGGGAAACTTGACCTTGACATTACCCACCTTTCTGAAAGGAATACTTCTTGGTTTGGATGCTAATACAATCAATTCATCAAGACTTAAAGAAAGGTCATCATAGAACAAAGGAATGCAGAAAAGAGCATTTCCATTCTTATCAGAAGATGACATATTAACAGTATTTGGAACTCGCCTTAAACGAGTCTGTTGTCCTACTCTATCATCTAAAGTATTTTCAATCCCAACCTTTTCAATAAGCATATTCTTTATCTCTTTAAAATATGCTTGAATGTTTCTAATACTATCAGTTCTTTCACCATCTAAAAACAAATGAAATCCTCTCCCAGAAAAAAACAAAGTATGGCTAATATTTTGTTCTATTACCCAATCCATTATTACCTTAATATCTCTATATGCATTTTTAAGGTCGCCATCATGCCCATCAAAATCTAAAAATATTCTGTCAAGTATTACAGAAGAATCAATCTTTGCAGTTTCGCTAAAATGCTCAAAATCATAAACAGTTGTATATACATTTGTTCTGTTATTTTGAACCTTTACAAAATTGATATAATCATTCTTCGTCAGAACTATCTTTCTTTTCATTTGTGGTGCGTTCTTTATGTGGCTTCCCGCCCATACTTCTCTCGGAAACTTCATTATTTATTCCTCCAAAATTTACTGTTGCTTTATCTAGCATATTTCTAATTGTTCCTGCTACTTCTGCTTTAATGTGTGTAAGGCACATCTCTCTCAATACATCAGCATAGTAGTAGCCAACCATACTATCATTGATTTTTGTTTCCTTGACCATATCAAATCTTTGTATCAGATTCATTTCAGAATAAATTTCATTTGATAGACTTTCAATTGTTACCATAAGATTTGATATTTCATTAAATGTCCAAGACCTTATTCTTACTTTTGCTTCAATTATTTCTTTCATAATTACACCCATGAATCATCTTGTGCGGCATCACAAATGCCAAAGTAAGAACAATGAGCGCAGGTCTTGTAAAAGAACTTAGCAGGGAATTGTTGTCTTTCATAGTGATGAATTAACTTAGCAATATTATTCATTACAGAAGTCATAGACCTCTTCTTTCTTTCTTCTGCATAAATGTAGTTCGATGCTGGATAATACCAACCCCAATGTGTTACTTTATCATTAGGGTCAAGACCATTTTTAATCATAACTTCATCTGTTGCATTCTCGATAAGTAATTCATAAAATGCCATTTCTTTTCTCATTGAAGTTCTCTTGTAATCTTTCCATGCACCTGTCTTATATTCAAAAGGAACAAGGCCACCGTTTTCTTTAAAGATACGGTCAATGATTCCTTGAATATGGATTACATAATCCCTTTGTAAAGGAAACTTAGGATTGATGTTTGCAGGGATTGTAATTTCTGCATCAAACTTTCCTTCATTACAAACAGGCAAATATTCATGGATTTTATTTTCTGCCTTTGCTTCAATAAATCGCTGTGCTTCAAGAGAAGCAACAGTCAATGAAATATCATAGTATTCATCAACAGGCATTAATCCTGTGCAATACTCTAGGATTTCACTATTGTTCATTTTCTCAGCCTTCTTAACATCAAAGTCATCAAAGAACTTCTCTCTATGATTGTGAAGAACCGTTCCTTTAAGCATCGCTTCGGTTTGGTCTTGAGGCAACCGTTGAACATAAGAAAAGTCGTATTTCTTTGGACACCAATCAAAAGTTCCCAAAGAAGATTTAGTTATTTTCAAGATAGGCATAGAGGGGTCATCATAATTTTCGTGATTCCATTGATAAGTGTATTCTTTCATCGAAGAAATCACCGCATTATATCTTTCGTCGTCGTTCATTTTACCACCATTCGTCTAATTTCATTTGTATTTTTCCTGTTCTTATTGAAGATACATCCCAATTCATCGCTCGATAAATTGGTTCAGCCTTTTTGACTATTTGTTCTGCATAATGTTTGTAGTCTGGAGTATAGTTGTCAAAATCATCATACGTTGTTGCAGATACATATTCTACTTCTCTCTTTTCTTTCGTCAAAGGATGAGTATATGTGTCATGCACGTTCTTAACCTTGAGATATAAATAGGAGTCATCAAAGGTCATATTTAATCTTTCCCAAGCATAGAGAATACCTGCAATACCCGAACCAATTGCGGGTCTTTTGTAAGTAAAGGTTAGAAACTGTTCTGTTTCTGTTCCGCATCTATCACACCATTTAATTTTAATACATTCTTTTAAGTGGTGTTTCTTCTTACATTCTGGACACTTAAGAATAACTCTATCTTCTCTTAGACGGCTACGTTTTACAATATCAGAAGTATTTACTTTACCTTCCATAACTTCATTATATTTGTCAGAAAGATACTTGTTTATTTCTCCCATTGTCTTTTGTCCGACCCACATCTTCAATACTGTTGTTTGAACATCCTTAGCGAGTTTTGTTTCACTAACACGCTTTGCAGTAAAACCTGTCATTGTAAATTTAGGCTCATCAAGCCAAACTCCATCTTCCCAAGATACTAAACCTGCATTCCGATTCTTTGTTGTTCCAACACCTAATGCAGAATAATACTTTTCAAACTCAAGAACAACTGGATGTTGTTCAAGATTTAATACATTAGGAAAGTGTTCACGAACTGAATCTTCAATCTCCTTGATTGCCGATTCAGCCTTTTCAATAGATTCAATCTGAACATAGATTGAATCCGTATGTCCATAAACTACTTTCATAGTATCACCATGCGTTCTCAAAGTAAATCTTACCATCAGTATATTGCATCAATTCCTGCTTGATAGTTTTAATATCCTTAACTAAGTCTGCGAATGTTACATTCTCTTCGTAAAGTTGGCCTATTTCATTTTCAAGCCTCTTTACTGTTTGCTTCAAATTTGCTATTTCTGCTTTTAATTCTTTAATTTCTTTGCTCATAATATCACCGTTACGATTGTTATAATGGTTATTATATTTACGATATTTACCATCATCAATATCTTATTGCTTTTTGCTATCATAGATAACAGTTCTTCGAGAAGTTCATTGGTTTTGTCCATCATCATTCTCATCACTTACCTTTACTATAATAGCGTTTCTTTTAATGTTATTCATCATTTGGAATAATTCCTTTACTTCTTGTAAAGTAATATTCCATGTTTCTTCTGTATCATAAGATACTTCAACTGTTACAATTTTCTTCTTCATATAAATGCCTCCATTTTTCTTTAATTACCCAATGTCTGTTTCTTCTTGTTCCTACTGCAAAAGCATACGGTTTCAATAATGACGCTATTCGGTTGCTCTTATAAACTGTCCGATGTTCACGTTCATAAAAAGAAACTATTTCTTCTAAATCAAAATTATCTGGGTTTTTAATTTGTTTTAATGAATCAATCAACTTTTGTTTTATCCTGTAATTTCCTGAACTTCTTCCCATTTATTCCATCTCCTTTGCTTTAAAAGCAGCCAAACGAATTGCTTCTCTAGCACTAGCAGTAATACTAGCGGCTAAATCTACATCAGCCCAACCAAATCCTTGAAAGGCTACAATGCCATAGAATGATGCCATTAATCTTTTTACTGCCATTTGATTGTTATACCACTTGACATATTCATTTTTATCATCATTCTCTCTTGCTTCTTTCATAAGACGCTTGTATTCGTTTCTCAATTCTTTTAATTCAAGAACTGCTCTCGGTAAAAGACCGAGATTATCTGTCTTATAATAGAGCATTTGTTCTCTATCAGTAATACTGAAATCTCTTGGTGTTAAAATATTTACACCAAATTCTGTTGGTTCTTCTGATTTAGTTTCCCATGAAATGTTTCTTGCAATCATCATTGAAGGATATAGTCCTGCAAAATCAAAAGCAGCAACATTAAGATGTAGTCCATTTGTTTCTTCACTTAATGGGTCATAAATCATAGCACCATCATATTCTTGACGCTTCTCTACCTTTTCGCCTGTTGGTGCAATCCATGTAGCATTACGCATAAAATAGATTGAACCCATATGACTTGCATAAAAACAAGCACTAAATGGCGCAATTAGAAGTCTTTGTAATGCTATAATTGCTTCACTACAATAATTCAATTCATCAATTTCAACCATCAATTCAACATCTATCTGAGCATACTTAAGATATGTCTCAGTATCATTTAACCAACCTTCTCGATAGAATACATTCGGGTCTGGGAACTTTTCACTAACAAGTTTCTTTCTTCCCAATACTGCTTCAGAAATGTAATCTAAAGACATTGACGGTAATGTTCCCCTTTGAGAGTCATTCCATTGTCTTTCAAAAGCAAGGTCTAAATTGAGGGTTATGCGACCCCCAATAGGCTGTTCAATTGGCCCGAACCCATTCTTGCCATAATTGAAAACAAAGCCATTCTTAGTATTCTTAACGCCCTTAATTGTCCTAATTGGAGATATGGTAGTAGGGTTCAATCCCAAAGCACACGCTCGCTCAAGGAGTTTTGGCAAATCGAATTTTAAACCAAACCAAGCAATTAACATATCAGGGTCTTTATCAACCATTGTTACCATAAAGTTTTCAATCATATCCTTTTCACTATTAAATGTAAATGTAGATGTAGTGTCATAAACTAAATCACGTTGCAATTCTTTAGGAAACCAAACCCATTGAAAGTATTTCTCATCATAATTATCATAAACTACAATAGTAGTAATACAATCGTGATATTCTCCACCTTGTTGCCATTCCATATCCCAATACCATTTACGCATTTCATATTCTGGTAATGAACCTAAAGAATCAACTGCATATCTAAATGCATATGGAACATCTGCTTCAAAGGTTTTTACAAAAGAACGTCGAGCAATATGAATGTCATCAGACTTATCTACATAAACTCTAGTTAATTTTTCACCTTGAAGATTGTGCCAATTACCTTCTTCGTAAGTAAATTCTCTTTTTACAAATTTAGAAGGATTGTAATACTTAGGTTGATTATCAGAAGATAGGATATAAAAATAAGGAGTAAATTCGACAACTGTTTGTCTTTTCTCTCTACCCTCTCTCCATGATGTATAAACGTGCTTTCCTGTTACTGTTTTACTTATTATCATTTTAATTACCTGCCGAAAACGGTGCTTTAATTATCATCCTATCTTCTGCAACTAATAGTAGTGGAAACTCATCCTTTACATAAAAATTAATATTAGTGTTCTTCTTAAAGAACTTATGTAATGGGCCACTATATTCTAATGTTGCAGATTCACCAAAACAAATTGTTGGTGTAATTCTTTCTTCGTATTGATTCTGAATAGTAGCACCGCTTGAAAATGTAACGGTATTACCATTGTAATCTAATTTGAATGCGCCATGATTTGCTAATTCACAAGATGAAATACAATCAGCATAAACATCTTGACTTAAGACAAAAGCACCTTCATATTTTGATTTACCAAAATCTGGTAAAGTTGTAATTTCTTCTTCATAAGTAATATTAGATAACATACCTTGAAGTCGTGTAATTGCGGTCATATTAGGATGTTGAATTACTTTTGCAACACTAGCCTTCTTTGTTCCAGAACTAACTTGAATTGTATCATCTACAACAAAAGCAGTTAGTTCTCCGTATTTTTTAAGATACGGAACAAGAGTCTTAACATTACCAATAAACTCGCCATCTTCTGCACCTATCACTTCTAAATTAATATTCATAGCAAAGGTAGTATCTCCATTCCAAATGGATAGAGTATTACCCCTTAACTGCATTAAGAAATGTAATCCCATCGAATTATTTGTAAAACCCGATGAAGTTAAGTATTTACCTTTACCTTGAATACTTTCTAATGCTTCTGTGATTTGTTTTGTATTTACTGCAAATTTCAAATCTTACCCTCCCGCAAATCAGGAATACCGTTCCAAACGATATTAGGTGGAATACCTTCTCGAATAGTCCAACGTGTTCCGACCTTATTACCATTAGTTCTTGAACCAATCAATTCAGCAACAAAGTGTATTTCACCTTTTACTTTTCTCTTAGAACAATGAATCTCTTGTTCTAGTTTTCCACCCCAATCCTTCCATGCGGGTTGAATACCAGTAGCAACATTATCTACATACTTTTCAGTTTCGTGAGTAATATAAATTACATCACACTTTAGATTGAAAATCGCTTCAAGTAAATAATAGAAAGTTTTGTTTCTTGGGCCATATTGATATGGCATCATTTTTGTTACAACAGTAGGATTTGGATTAACCTTGTAAATACATTTTTCAAACCATGTATCTACTCCATCCATCACAAAGATAGGCTTTTCGCCTTCTTCAATCTTCTGTCGAACATAACGAATAAAATCATGAGAGTTTTTCTCAGATGCATTAATATCAATTTTGTTCTCATTATCCTGAACAATTGGGTCGAATACTTCAATACGTTCTGTTGCATCATGGCATTCAATCCATGTAGATTCAACACCACTATCCCAATCTAAAACGTAAATCTTACGTTCTGGAAAATCGAGAGCAATACCTGTTTTACCTGTTTTTGGCTCTCCCCAAATTCCTAAGACCATTCGACTTTTACGTTCTTGTCTTTTCTTTTCCATTAATTGTCTAAAGCGAGAATTAAAATCTTCTTGCTGTTTTCCAAAGTTGGTCGTCTTTTGTTCTCCTTTCTTATCTGTTATTCCCATAACTATCACCTAATTCATTTATATCTATATCTAATTCTTTACCATGCATTTTAGTCCATGCCATTAAGATAGTTGCTAATTCTAATTTATCGCAAATATATCTTGCTTCTTTGGTTGAAAAGTGCATCTTCAACCAATAAGTTCCATTCTCTTTTTCGTTCTTTCTCCATGTTAAGAAATCTACATTGGCTAAATCGACAATGTAGGCATCTCCTTTCAAAAGAAACCTTTCTTCTTTTAAATCCGTCGTCATAATTAAATCTCCGTATAGGGCTTTGCACCCATTTGAACGTCAATTACTTCCCTAAGTTCACGCTTACACTTAGAATTACTCTATTTCCACAATGAATTCTGTAATGTCGCCAACACATCATACCCCTCAATCACCTATGCGACATTTCTAGGGAGAAATAGTCGGAATTCAATCAAAACCAGTCAAAGTTTTCTTCAACGATTTCCTCCACTTCAACAGGTGAACCTGTTCTTTGGACAACATATAGTCCAGAAACATTGATTGTTACTGGGTCGGCTTCTCCATCCACCATTCTTTGTGAAGTTCTTCCGATAACAATTACAGAAGAACCTACTCCAAAGTCAATTGTTAAATGACTTGGAATCCAACAAGTAGTCATGTTGGAATCATTATCATAATCAAACTCAACAGTCATATCAGTTAGATTGATAATTCGATTACCATTTGCAGTTGGAGTCATATTCATATTACAAACTGTTCCATCTGTAATTACAAATCTTTCCTTTGCAGGTAATGTTTGTCGCTGAATGTGCGCTCTATCAATTTCAACCAAAGGAACAAGATGGCTTGAAAAGTTATCAACCAAACATTGTTCAAAGTCAAAAGATGAAACATCTTGATAGTTCTCGCTTTCAGGATTTACGTCTGAATGATTAACTAAACTACTTAATGTAGTTTTAGTCATACCATAAATGGCTGAACCATCATCACTTGGAATACAAGCGAAATGAATCCATTCAAAGCAGTTTGGTGCAAAATCAACGGCAGGTTGATTCTTATACGAGAAAGTATAAGTTTTCATTTCTCCACCATCAACAGAACCAAAGAATACGCCTGTTCGTCTAAATTGCTCTAATGGAAGGGGTTTTCCATAGTTGCGATTTTCTGCACCAGACATATATGTTGGTTGATTATCAAGCGGAATAACTGTTGTTCCGTTTTCTAATTCTTCTGCACCTTCTGGAAGATTTGAAACAATCTTCTCTTGATACTCATTCTTGTGATAACGTGAAATAACCCACTTACCTAAAGCATTTTGAGTTGCTACTGCAACATGACCATCTTCAAGTGCTTTATCAGCATCACGAAGATATTCTTCTTTTGCTCGGTTTCTATTCCAACTCATCATATCTCTAGGTGCTTCTAAAGCAACAAAGAAACCAAATGCAGCCTTTACAAGACTTCCACCTGTATTTCCACCATTAGAGGTATTTACTTTCTGTTGTCGTCGAAATTGTGCAACAAAGTTTCGCCAAAGTGCTTTAGCCAAATCTGCTGTTGTTTCCACGTTATTCTCAACACAAATAGAATTGAATTTTTCTGTTGCTTCTTCAACAGTCATTCCAACAATTTGTGCGCCTTTTTCAATTTCTTTTTTCGTTTCGTCGTTCATATTTTTCACTTCCTTATTTTTTGTTTCAGATTAACTGACCTACAAGCCATGAAATCAATACTCTTGGTGTCATGGTTGTGGAACGGTATTCGCTTTCTCCTATTGTTCTTAAAAACTTAAATTTAACATTTGAGTCTATTCCTTCTGATTGAATAATACTATCATGCATACCCATGCAAATTTCACGAACAGACCTACCCATGTAAATCATATCGTGAAGGGTTGCTAAGACATTTGTATCTTTATTCATTATCAAATTAATTATTTTAACATATTCTTCTAAATTCATCTCACTTTGTTTTTTGAGTGTGATATTTGACGATTTTGCCGCTTGAATCTCGGTAATCGCTCTACGAATATCACCATTCATTGAATATATAAAGGGTAACAAGTCCTCATCCGAAAAACGATTAATGTTTTCGTTGGCTAAGATTCCCTTGATTACTTCTAAGATGACCTCATTAGAAAGAGGTTTGAAATGATAGTTTGCACATCGGCTTTGAAGAGGAAAGATAATTCTGTTCCTATCATTACAAGTAATGATAAACCGAATATTAGAAGCATATCGCTCCATGATTCTCTTCAATGCATTTTGAGCATCGTTTGTCATTCCATCCATCTCATCTAATAAACAAATTCTAAATGGCACATCGCCAATAGTTCCGCTTTGTGCAATTTGTTTGATTAGAGTTCTGACTGTTTCTAGTTTCCTATCATCTGATGCATTAACTTCAAAAAAGTTATCAGATGTATTATTACCTAATATTGTCTTTGCTAATGCTAAAGCCGCACCAGTCTTACCTGTTCCTGCTCTACCATAGAATAACAAATTAGGTATATTCTTTTCCTCAATCCACGTTTCTGCATCCATAACAAAATGCTCTTGTCCTACAATATCACTTAGTTTAGATGGTCTGTATTTTTCTGTCCATAACATATTTATTTCTCCTTATTTTTAAGATATTTTTCTTTTCGTTTTTTAAGAATTTCATCTTTGTTTTTGTGATAATATTCTTTGCCTTTCCTAATTATCTCATCTTTATTTTTAAGATAATATTTTTTACCGTTCTCAAGAAGAATATCTCTATTTTTGTGGTAATATTCTTTGTTTTTCTCAAGAATCCTTTTTTTGTTTTTAAGATAATATTCTCTTTGTCTTTTATTGACCTTATCTCTATTTTTATGCTTATTTTTGTAATAACTCTTTCTTTGAATTTCCCTAATCTTATCCTTATTCTTTTCACGGTATCTTCTGCTTCGTATTCTATCTCGTTCTTTATATTCTTCAGAACTACGTCTTTTTCTATTTTTTTCTTTAGCGATAGTCATATTATAATAACAAGCAACAATGATAAAGGACTCAATTAAATCTGCATCGAGTAAAGTTACTAAGGTATCAAATTGTTCTTCGGTCATATCTTCCCAAATACTCATTAGCATAAAGTTGTTCGGAATACTAAATTCCTTTTTCATTCTTCTATTATGCCATTCTCTTACCTTTCCTATCGGCTGACCAAATCCAAATATTAGCATATTATTAAATTTTATTTTCGTAAATCCTGCTCTTCCCATTTTATTCACCATTAAAATAATCATTTAAATTCTTTATCTCCAATTTAATTGGAGCGTTTCTTTTCTTTCTAGGCTTTTCTAAACCTAGCATTCTACAATCGGTATTATTCAACCGTTTCATAGTATGCTTCTTAAACTCATCATCTTTCAATAACTGTTTAAGTATTCGTGTATCGGAATTTTTAATTCCTAGTTTTCTAGCCAAATAAGGAATCTTAGAATAAGTTCCTCTTTTTGGCATATTAATTCTGCCAAAGGTTTTACCTTGATGGGCATAGGCCAACATCTCATAAAAATATCTTTGACTCCATCTTCTTTTAACTACACCATCAACAAAAATTAATTTATTAGGATGCATATTTTCTGCGAGCCATGTTAATATTTGTGTATCTGATGGTTTGTTATAGATAAGCAATTTACAAACTAAATCTCTATCAGTCTGTTTAAGATATTCCATTACCAAAGAGTATGTATCTCTCTCAAAAGTAAATGGTTCTTCACTTCTAGGAGCAAGTTCTTTAATTGACTCAGATAAGTATTTCTTAGAACCTGCTCTTTTAATTTGACAAAGAGACTTGATTTCTTTAGGAACACTTTTTTCATTAATAGAAGTCAATACTACTTGACCTTTGTAATTTCTAATTACATACAGAATGTCGTCTTTTCTAGGCTTGTAGTGAACATCTTCAATAATGATACCACTATCAATATCAATTGCAAAAATATCTTTGACTTCTATTTCATTCGCATAGAATATCAAAGGTTCTTTTACAAAAGTTAAAGCCTTTGTTGATTTTCCTGTTCCTGTTTTTCCTGTTATTAGTATTGGTCTATTCTTATTCATATTAGTTAATCCCATTAAATTACCCCTTTCAATTCAAACAATTGTTCCATTCCCTCTAATGTGAGGTGTTGTTTATTTGCAACAATATCAATTGCTTTTCTTACTTCAGACCATTCGCCTCTTAAATCTGGTAAAGCATCTGGAATAATTTCAGATAACTTATACAGATTTAAAATGCCACCAATCTTAAGAATTGGTCTTGGTCTTGTTTTATGTTCTTCTTCTTTGAATGTGCTTTCTATTTCATATTGTAATAGTGTTCTTTCTATTGCTAGAAGAAAATCCTTATTACCTCGAATATTTAATCTTAGTCGAACTCTATATCCAATCTTAGACTTATCGCATCTGCTTAAATGTAAATCAAACTTTGAACAACTTAGAATAATTCCTATTAACATATCTTTAGAAAACATTTAATCACCTACTTTTTTGAATAGTTTTGATGTCTATGAAATCATAGTTAATGCTCATTTCATACAAACCCATCTCTAAGACTTGTCTTAGTAATTCCATTTGCTCAATAGCAATCACGCCTATAACAAAATGTAACATAAATTTATATTGCATATCTTCTTCATGTAAGTCATATGGTAAATCTTCATCTACTTCATATGTAAATCCCATAGCCTGTTCATCTAACAATATTACATCATTTACAGTCAAGGCTAATTGCATGGCAATTCTAAAAGCAGTTCCTACCTCTTGACTGATTAAGGTATCAGTATTAAAAATAAATTCAGTAGCCTCTTGATTTTCTTCAAGAAAGACTTCTAAATCATTCATCATTTAATTCCCTCATGTGTTGAATTTGAGAAGGCCAATAACCGTTTGTTGATTGAGAAGGATGCATTTCCCACCAATACAGATGCCCCGCAGTAAGGGATGAATGGTTCTTCTCTTTAGCATTTTCTTCTGCACCGATTACTAAATCCTCTATTGCTCCTTCAATCCAAAGTTTGAGAAAACCTATAAAATCTCTTGATACAGACATATCAGTATATTCTTTAACCATCGCCCTTAATGATATTTTACCAGATACATTGAACTTAGGTAATGATTTAACTTCGGGAACGATAAATTCTCCTTCTTCATTAAAGTAAGGAACTCTTTCGACGCTCATTTTTCTTGGTCGCCCTTTTGGATTAACCATATCCTTTAGATGAGCAATTCCATCTTCAATCTTCATAACCATATAGGTATTACCATCAATCAAAGTTAGTTTTCCCTTTTCAATCATTTTGAACACCCTGCTTCAATACGGACTTAATTACCTCTAAATCTGCCTCTTGGTCTAACACCTTTAGAGCGAGATTAAATACTTCCATAAGTCTTTGATTTTCTCTTTGTAGAGTTTGGTCAGACTTTACTCTTACCTTTAGATACTTCATCATCTTTTTACCTAAATCGGGCTTAACCGCATCAGGAGTATGTTCTAATCTAAGAATCAAAAGACGGTCATGGAGGCTATTCAATCTTTCTTTGATGTGCTTCAATTTATGATATTCTTCTTTAATAAACGAACCGACTTGTTTTTCATTCATCGCTGAAATTTTAAAACATCTGCCGTTGCTATCACTAATATATTTGTTACTGTATGTCATGCTAATTCCTCCATTCTTTTCATTGTGTCTATGTCGCTTACAAACTTATCCTCTCTAATTCTTTGGCATCGAGGGAATCTGAGAGATAGATTACCCTTTGCATCTTTGCTGACTAAATCAGCCCTAATTTCCAAAACTACTCTAGGTAGGAATTTATAAGTTCCATCCTTAAATGATTCAACATTCTTTCTTAGAGTATTTGTTAATGTAATTAATTGAATATCTGTGAAACCACTTCCACACCATCCAACAGAAGTAAAACCATTATCTGATTTTACTGCAATTTCAAATGTAGCAAATACATTTGAGTTCTTTCCATCACCATACTTTGCTGAAATAATAACTACATCTAAATCAATTAGAGGTGGTTTATACTTAGCCCAGTATTTTGACCTTTTACCAGATTCATAAGGTGCATCTGCATCCTTTACAATAATACCTTCAAAGCCTTCGTTGATTGCTTTATTGTAAAAAGCCATAACATCAGTTGTTGAACGCTCGGCTTGGTCTGGTAATTTATTCATTTCAATCAATCGTTGAGAATAAGGCAAATTCATTATTGTTACGCCATTATACATCAGACAATCGAAGATGACCCATTTTACAGGACACTTCGAGATTGCATCTGCTTTGTCCTTAGAATGCACTCTTGTTCCTAATTTGGAGTGTGGTGCGGGTGAACCTCCCTCAAGTATAGGATAGATTTCTCCATCCAAAATAAGTTCATCAACCTCATAGTTTCTAACTACTTCTGCTACATCGGTAAATTGTTCTGTAACAATATTACCTTTCCTATTGAATATAATTACGCTATCTTTATCCTTATGGATTTGATAACGATTGCCGTCATACTTAAAATCTACAATTTTATTACTAGGCCATTGTTTCATAGGTAAAGGTTTAGCCAACATTGGTTTAATAAAACTACCATGAGTTAAATTCATTGGCGGTTCTTCATTCATCTCATAATATGAAATAACATCACTAAGAGTATTGAAGTTACAATGTTTCTTTACTTCTGATATTTTCTTTCCATAATGTTTTGCTAATACCTTTTGTAGAGTTGCAGTTTTAATACCATTACGGCTAGTTCTTAGCCAGTATCGGATAAACCACTTTACTTCAATATCAGACATATTGTATATGTGTTCTTGAATTAGGTCAAACGAATTAGATACAATATTAGAACAATCAAGTTCTAAAAGGGTCTTGAAGGTTTTGATTGTATAAGTATTTTCTTTGTTAGAAGAATCTACCCAATACATCGCTTCTCCTAAATCTCCATAGGTATCATATTCTGTTTGAATTTCAGATTCAAATACGTCATATACCTTTGCCATCCATTTCTTAGCCTTAGCCAAACCAATATTGTTTGATGCTAAGTCTTGAGAAAGAATACTAAACAATGTTTGCTTATCTTCAAAATTCTCCATTTCCCTTGAAAGAAATGTTACCGCTTGAGTTGGAGTCATAAACTCGCTCGCTTCCAGTAGTCTCGCTAATTGTTTCATTGTCATCTATCATCACTTCCTTATTTTTATTTACTTCTATTACCAATTGTTTGAGTAATTGGCTAACTCTTCCTTCGTGTTTTTCTGAATATTCCCACATAGCATTTGCTAAGTAAATCCAATCATTCTTCTTCATCTGAATCAATCTCCTGTAATAGTCTTAGGAAATTAGTCATCATCATAGAAACAACTTCTGCTTCATGTTGCTTATCCTTTTCAAGAAGTCTATGCATTACATGAATTAGAGTTGCTTGTGTTATTGCAGGTGCTAATTTTGCTAATGAACCATTTAGTTGTATTTCCCAATAACAAATAAATGATGCTCTCGCAAAATAATTTGCATATCGTATCTCTTGAGCATTCATATTAAAACTGTCAAGAAATACTCCATCTAGTTTCTTTCGCTTTTCTTTACACCATGATGCAAACTTTTTATCGTTGTTTGCAATTAAGTATAGTTTGTTACTCATTCTTCTTCATCCCCATAGACTTTCATTTCGATATTCAAAAGTAAATCATAAACTACCTTCTGTAATTTAGCATATGAATTTTCAATATGTTCTGGTGTTACCCTACAACCTCTTCCACTATTTGCAGGTTTATCCATTCTCCTTTCAACAATCATAGCAAATAAATCAATTAGATTTCCAGAATATCTTCTGAATCTACCATATGACCCATGAGCATATTGTCTATCGGGATTTGCTTTTCTTAGTGCATTTTTTGCTTGCACTTCACTTATTCTAGTTCTCTTCATTAAACTCTCTCCTTAATATATCGTATAGTATTTTTGCTTCTTCGGCATTCAATCGAATGCCTTTCCTTGATGGCTTATCATTATTAAACCATCTAATATCCAGAACATCTACATTCCAGTATGTTCCTCTTTTAATCAAAACTTCATTATTAGAATCTCTAACAATTCTACCAATTAAATTAAACTCGTCTGTCAATTCATCCACCCCTGTTTAAACTTTTCAAGTTCCTTTGCAGAAGTAAAGTATCTTGGAGTATCTATATCATCTAAACGATTTACAACCCAACAAGCACCACCTAATGATGAAATCTGAACAATTTCATATTGACCATCATTAATCTCTAATACTTCTTTAGTTCCTATTTCTGGAACAAGACCATACTTAAGAGTTAATTCATTTGCAACGGTGTGCATATTTTCAAAAACATATTTGATGATATGCGCTCTTTGAATTGGTATCTTAGGTGCAACATCAATCTTTAATGAACCTGTCATATTACAGACAACGCATTTATTTCCTTTACAGATTGGACATTTAACCTGTGCTTTATGTGGTGCAGGTAAAGTTACAGTAATTGCTCGTTTCATGCTTTATACCCCATTATTTTATCAATTCTTTCTTGTAGTGTATTTGCTAAATCGGAATGGCCTAATAAGTTTAGAAGAGTAATAGCATCAACACAAACATTAATTAATCTATCTTCCACTATTCTTCCTCCTTAAAAAAATGCACCTTTGAATTCCCAGTTCCTTTCACTGGTTTTCCAGTAAAGTTACTTAATCTTACTTTGCTATAATTATTGTCAAGAAATGAAATTAATTCACCCGTTGTGGGAATCCGTTTAAAACATACACCTTTATGTTCCCGTTTATTTAAATAAATATACAAATCATCTAGTATTGTATTTACTGTTTTAGGTTCGGAAGTTATTATTTCTTCCAACCAACGTTTGACAAAAACATTCATTTTTTTTCTTTTCATTCTCCCTATATTTATTCCCCCATCAATACTGCTACATCAGTAGTTAAGAAAAGATTTGCGATTGACATAGCCGCATCAAAACTTCCTATTGTTACAAGAACAGGGTCAAAAATTCCTGCTTCTCTTAAATCACAAGAAACACCTGTTACCATGTTAATACCCATATCTCTATTATCATCAAGAAGCGCATCATATCTATCAACATCAATTCCTGCATTTTCTACTAAAGTCTGTAAAGGAGCAGTTAAAGATTTATACACAATAAAATCTCCTTTCTGTTCAATGTCTAAAACCTTTCTCGCATTATACAATGACTTTCCACCACCAATAATAATTCCACCCTTTAATGCAGATTTAGTTGCATTTAGAGCATCATCGAGTCTTTCCTTTGTTTCACGCAGTTCAACAGTAGAACCAGCACCAACATGAATGATAGCAACTCCACCCGCTAAACGTGCCAATCGTCGCTTCAATCTTGCTTTGTCAATGCCCTTTGCTTCTTCGATACTGCCTCTTAGTTGAGCGATTTTATCTTTTGGATTACCTTCTCCGCCAATCAGAATAGTTCTCTCCTTCGACACCACAACCTTTGAACAACTTCCTAGTTCTGTTAATGAAACTAATTGAGGGTCATCCTTTGCTTCGTTAGTAAATACTTTACCTCCCACTAAAGATTGAATGTCTCCTAATTCATCAATCTGAGCATCACCAAAATTAGGTGCAAGAATAGCGGCACATTGAATTGTATTTGCTACTACATTGGCAATAAGATTATTCAATGCTGAACCTTCCATGCCTCTACACATAATTAACAATGGTCGGCTTTGTGCAGAAGAAATTTCAAGAACTGGTAAAATATCTTTAAAGTTACGAATGTTTAAATTCGACATAAAGATAAGAGGGTTCTCAAATACTGCTTCACCATTTTCAGTATTCGCCATAAGATGACTTAAATAACCTTCATCAAGTTCAATACCTTCTCTTACTTCAAGATAGGTTTTATTTGTTTTAGATTCTTCAACCGCAACAATGCCTTCTTTGCCAACAGTCTTTACTGCTTCGCTGATGATATTCGCCATTTCTTCATCATTGTTTGATGCAATCATGGCAATATCGAATACATTCTCTTCATCAATTTCTGTTGAAGTTTTATAAAGATAATCTCGAACCTTTACTCCTGCTGTCATCAATTCAATTCTTAATTTGTGAAGATTATACATTTCTTCATTATCGAGAATATTTTGACAAAGAGCCTGTGCTAAAACACAAGCCGTTGTAGTTCCATCACCAGAAGTATCTTGAGCCTTTGATGCAATATTCTGAACTAACTGAATACCCATATTAACGAACTGGTCATCAGCATTTACATACTTTGCAATTGTTACACCATCATTAATTACAACAGGGGGATTACCCTGCAAAATAACTGTTTTTGCTTGTGGCCCTAATGTTGGTTTAACCGTATTAGCAACAAGATTAATTCCTTCCATTAATTTCTTTTTTACTTCATCTCCAAATAGAATCATTCTTCCATCTCCTTCGACCTTTTCCATGCATCAAAAAGTTGTTTTAGAATAGAAGGGTGAGTTTCATTAACCCACGTTAGAAATTCTGCAACTCCTTCTATTGCCATTTCTTCAGTAAATACTCTCATTCTAGCACCGCCAAAATCCAATCGTCATGAATAAATTTAAATTCACCTAAATCTTCAATAGGTTTGAGTAAAGAAAAAACAACACGTTTTCCGACAATATCTTTATTCATACTATCTACAACAACACCGACATTGTTCTCCTTTACAATAATTTGACCTACTGTATCTTCATCCTGCATTACTACTGAATACTTTCCGTATGCTTTCATTCTTCTTCGCCTCCGATATAAACCCACTTCTTCTTTAGAGTCATATCGGTATAAGTCCAAATATGATTTTGATGAAACTTTTCTAGTTTCTTATCACGTTCAGTTTTCTTAGACCATGTTACTCCTTTTTGTGGACTACGAATGTTTTTGTCATTCGGGTGTTTTTCAAAGTGCTTCTCTCTCCTTTGTGCTACTGGTGATTTGCTTCTCATTCTTCTTCCTCCCTGTATTGATTTTGATAATAACTTTCACCCATATTACTTTCTTGAATAAAGAGAGTATGTGGGTCAGTATTCTGCCAAAAACCAAAATGTTCTCGACCACCGAGAACATATGCTTCTTTCATCTTTGTTTGCCAAATATTAACAGTATTCCAATCAGTTCCGCTAAAGTATGCTTTACCAAAAGGATGAGTATGAATCCAACACTTAATCGGTAATTTCATTCCTGTTGGCTGTTGCATAAAAGATACAAAACCTGTTGAACCAGATGATACGAAACAATTATCATTATCATCAATTACAACTTGAACTTCAAGATGAGGTAGAATCTTTGTAGACATATCCCAAATAACACCAAAGAAACTTGTTTCTGCAAATGGTTCAAAATCTGAATGTTCATTATACCAATCAGTTCTAGCATTCCATGTTTCTTTAATTGATTCCTCAACGTAATCTCTTCGATTTTTTAATTCTTCTTCATACGGTATCATTATTTTCACCTACTAGTTTATCCAACTTTGCTTGGAGTTTTTGTTGCTTCTTCAACTTTCGACGTTCTCGACGAGAAAGAGGTTTTTTCTTTGCTTCGGCCAAAAGACCTTCCATTTCCTTTGTATAATTTTCAAAGGCCAATTTCCACGACTCTTCAGACAATGTTAAAGTAGTGGCCATTGTTCTGTTTTGCGACTTAAGTTTGCTAACTTCTTTTCTTAGGCTAACAATACTTTCTTTCTTTTGCTTAAGAAGCCTTTCAAGTTCTGAGTAAGAAAGTTTTGATTCCTTCTTTGTTTTCTTAGAACCAGTCTTTTCTGTCTTTGCAGAAAGAACCTTCTTAAGTTCCTTACGTTCCTTGAGATACTTATTCCAACAATCTTTACATTGTTTGTTTCCTTTCTTCTTAAAAGAAGGATACCAGTTTTTATCAGTCAAAGCAACGCCACAAGTTCTACAATTATTCTTCGTTGTAGAAATCTTTTTCTTTGAAGTCTTTTTCTTAGGCTTAGGGCTAGGCTTAGGCTTTTTACCAACTGCTCTTGTATTTGCTACAAGTTTAGCCCCAACCTTATTCTTTCGCATGGAAGAAGCCTTTACTTCAACTGACTTGAAAGTTCTTACTTCTCCAAATTTTTCTACAAACTTCTTATAAATTGTCTTTGCAGGTTTGTTTAAATGCAAATACATAAATGCCGTTTGTTCTGCTGTCCATCTGTTATTTTGTTTTACCATATTTTTCATCTCCTTATAGGTTAATCATAACGAAATCTTTTACTTCTTCTTCGTTAAAGAATTTTTGTGTCCATTGTGCGCCCATTCCTGCAATTACAATTTGCATGAATTGAACGTTTTTGTTAGTTCCATCCCAAGAATCTCCTTGACAACTGAAACTTCTATCATCTCCTGCTAATAGGCTATCATAAAGCATTGGGTCGGAAAGCGATGAAATCAAAGCCGAGTTCCTACCCTGCGCTCTAAGGTCAAGCCACTTAAGACTTGTGTTGTATAACGTGCGTCTTACTCCTAAGTTATCTACACAACACACAACTAGGTCATATCCTTGCATTTGTTTTTCTGAAAGAATCTTAAATGTATTACCAAAACCAACACTAGAGTATGTATCTCTCATAACTAATGCCTTATTCTGCCCAATATGACCTTTCTTAAAGTTTTGATAAGTTAAGTTCTTTTCTTCAACAACATCGGGGTCTGCGACTGTAATATCATATAGCCCAACTTTATCTAAGAACTGAATCAAAAACGAACCAATTCCACCTGCTCCAATTACTAATATTTTTCTTTTCATATTTATTCCTCTTCTTTTATGTTTATTAAATCTGCAAAGGTTTTACCTTTGACTTCTTTTGCTTTTGTTAAACCAATTAGTTCAAGAACTAATTGAGTTTGTTTCCATATTGCTACGGTGCTGAATCCTAACTTATCGGAAATCATTCCTCTATTGATAGGATGCCAATTGAACATATTTACTGTAATCCAGCAAATGCTCGCATCATAACTTTTTCCTTTGTTGAAGTGGCTATCTCGAATAACTCCTTCAAAGAATTCATAGACTTCTGTTGCCTTTAGATGAAAGGCTAAGTCGTCTGTCAATTTAGAAAGTTCACGCTTAAATTTAAATAACGAGTTATCTCTTGTATTTGGTTTTCTATATTTGCGAATCTTTCTAATCATCTTATTTACTAGTTTAATACTACAATCAAACTCTTCGATAATATCTTTTGTTTTTACTGGCGTTCCATTTTCTTCAAGAAGAATATAGACCATCGCACTACATCTGACTTCAAGATTAGAAGCACCAAAAACATTCTTTTCATACAAAGACATATACATCATTTCAGCATCACGCTTTATTGATGAAAAGCCTAATCTTGCTAAAATCATATTTGTCATCACAAGTGCTTTGTTGATATGTGTAGACATATTATTGTTTAGTCCACCACGATTAAACTTATACGAACCCTTTCCTGTAATAATAGAACCTAATCTATTATTATCAGGATTTCTTACAAGTTCACCTTGTTTTGCAAGAATAACCTGTTCTTCAAAGGCATCATAAATTAATACAAGCCCACATTCAGAACATTCCTTTTCTCCTAGTCTTTCATTAAAGTTAAATTCCCTACATCCACATTCTTCACAACTTATCATTATTCTTCCTCCAACGGATTTATTGCCATTGTTACAAGAGGGTTTCTAATAGAATCTGGTTCATTAGTTAAATACCTCTTAATTGTAGAAACTCTCGAAACTGTCATAGTATCATTTAGAAACGCTAATGCTCTTGCAACGAATTGGTCGCCAATTGAAGAACCACTTTGCATATTATCAATACAAATTGGCCCTTTCCAATGTCCACCTTGAGTTACCTTCAAATGCTTTCCATCATCGTCAAGAATTTTATCTCCGCTTTTAGTATAGCAATAAACTTCTTCACTTCCCCAAACATAAGAACGAACATCTTGTGTTCCACTTGCTTTATAGCGAGAAGGTTCAATTCTCCAATCATATCCCTTTCCACGAACAAAGACTTCTTTAGGATAGCGATTTCCTTCTTCATCGGGCTTATCCCAAGATACATAGATATTATCATATTTTTCATTTACCTCTCTAAGAAGTTCTAGTGCCTTATCTTCAACAATACCATCCTTTCGATTTTGTTTCAAAAACTCTACCATAAGTTTATATTCTGATTCAGAACATGGGCGACCCATTAATCTTTCAAAGAGAACTGATGGAGTTAAATCCTTCCAATGACCACGCTTCTTATTATGAACATATGAATTAACCATAGTATTTAGATTAGCAGTATTAATTGTTCCCCAAACACCATCAGAAATTTCTAATGCAAATTCATCTGAACCAATCTGTTCTACATTGATTAGAACATCATGTCGGTTATATCTCTCATCAAAGAAATGATATGCTAAGCGATTCTCCAAAACGTGTCGAATGTTTTCGGGCATATTCAGATAGTGATGCATAACAGATAATAGAACCGTCATATCCTTCTCAAAACAAGACTTGTAAATAAGTCTTGATAGTGTTTCACAAATAATGATTTTAGATTTCTCAATACCATTCAAAGAAAAACGATTATTCTTTCTTTGAATAAAGACAGGTAATGTTCCAATTGTTAAAAACAAATCGAAGTCATTTCTGGTATTAATGTTCAAATAACTACCATTATATCTTCTCCTAGAACCCAATAAATTACTATTAACAAAATCAGCGATTGCTGAATTAGTTGGGTCTTTCTTATGTGTAAAACTTCTAGGAAATATCCTAACAACTCCATTATGGCGATGAAGATTATCACTATATATTACTGCTTCATAATTTAATTGTGTATCATCTACTTTTCCTATTCTTAATATTAATTTATTCTTTTCTTCTTCCATATTATCACATCATATACATATTGTCATCTAATTTTTGTTCACATACTTCGTGAACTTGTCTCTTTATTTCTTCGGGAATCAATAATTGACCCCCACAAATACGGCAACGAGTTGCTACTCTTTTACCGTATGCTCTATGACTTTTAACAAAGTCTGGATTTTTTTCTTTCATCTTTCATACCTCTATATTTATTATTTATTTCATCTATATAATTTATATCATTATTACGGTAATAAGAAAACATTTCTACAACGTCTTTGAGTTCATCTTCAAGGAAAAGAACAAAGCCAACCTCTTTGGCTTCGTCAATATCCCACAAACACTTGTGGTAAAGCACATTATATAACCTTACCTTTCTATCATGTTCATTTTCTAACTGGTCGCAGACATTGAATGTTTTTTCTAATCTTTCTTGAGATTCTAAGGAGAATCTCTTTGCATTCAATTGAACATACGCTTTGAAATCAGCGTAAGAAATGTTTCTTAAAGCCCGATTAGATTTCACATTGTCCACCTGCACAGGCTAATTCACCCGATAGGTTTGTATTATCTTGGCTTTCAATTACTTGAGTCAAGTCAATTTCAGATAAATTACCTACAAGTTCTTCATACTCTTTCTTTGTAATTGTTTCAAATGGGGCTTGTTTGTATGTTCCACCATCATAAGGTAATACAGACAATCCATTGTAATAGTGTCTATTCATCCACATCCATTCTCCAACATCATCCCATTCATTCTCTTTAATTGAGATTGTTGCAGAAACATTATGTGTATTCAATCCATCCCTATGACCTTCACGAACCCAACGAATGCTAAAGTTCTTAACTCGGTCTAATAAATCAAATACATTTTCTGTTCTAATTGTTGCATCAGTTGGTGCTTTTTGAGGAATAGAAATAACTGCTTGTTCTGTTGGGTTAAAGTATTCATCTTCAACTAATTCTGGATGATGAACTGCCAAATAAGAATATATCGCTTCATTCTTCCCAACTCTTACTCTACGAATGTAATACTTATCATGCCATGCATGAATACCGCTTGAAGTTCCTAATACAAGAGAAGTTGTTCCTGCTGGTTTTACACAAGTAACACGACTTGCTTCATTAATACCAATAATAGTTGCGACTCTTTTATTTTCCATTTTAGCAGCAAACGCAGCCATTTCTAAATCTAATTTTTCAACAACTCCAGATGCAATACCTGTCATTGATACTCCAAGTAATGAATCTTTTTCACTATTCTTTTGCCAAATTTCTCTTAGATAATGAAAGTCAGTATATCCTGCCTGTAATGTTCCTAAAAACGAAGCAGCCTTAACTCTCGCTTCTAAATCAAATTGGTCAGTAACATTTGAAGCATTTACTTCTGTAAGATTACAGAATTGATATGGTCTTAATGCAATTTCACAGCAAGGATTAGTTCCCCAATCCTTATCATTACTGAAATAAATAGCGGGTTCTCCCGAACCACTATGCTGAATACGTTCCCATAATTCCATGAAAAACTCCTTTGTTACTCGATGACGAAGAATAACTGCTGAATTGTTTGCTCTACCACGTTGAGCATTGTTTTCCCACCAATTACCAGATTTACAAGCAATCATATCTGTATCATCAGCACTAAATAGGCTAATCATAGCGGCTCTACGAATTCCACCCGCTAATACTGCATCAGCCAAATGACACATAATATCGTGAACTTGAATTGATTTTAGTTTTTCACCAATAGGAATGTTTTGAAGAATACCTTCAATTTTAACTAAACATTCTCTTAATGGCTGAAAACCTGGTGCTTTTCCACCACTAGTTCTTAATAGAGAACCTTTTGGTCTAATATCTGAATAATCAAATACTGGAGAAGAAGAACGAACACCTGTATAGCATTCTAATAGAACTTTAACAGAATCAGCCCAACCTTCAATTGAATCAGCAATTAAGTATCTTCGAGTTCGATTAGGATTAGGTTGAACAATTTCTGGTAATTGTTCAATATGATGTCTTTGAACAGAATAACCTACACCTGTTCCTCCTAACAAAAGAAACATACTTTCTGAAAAAGAAACAATTGAATCAATTGGTAAGTATGCACAATTGTAGACTCTATTCGGAGAAATTTCAATAGGCTTTCCACCGAATTGCATAGAACGCATAGAGGGCAATACTTTCTTAGTAATTACAAAGTTATCATAAACATCTCTAATTTCTTTTTCTAAATCTGGATATTTCTTTATGTGCATATCCATATTTCTTTGAACAATTTCAGTCCATGTTTCTCTTCTTTGCAGTTCTTCTTGATACCGAGCATATTTCATATGCACCGTAATGTCTGATAAAATCTCTTTTTCTGTCGTCATAATTAACACCTTAGTTTTGTGGTTTTTGGCAATTTATCTAAAGTAGTGAAAGAATACATCCATTCACCATTCTTAAAAACAACCCATTCCTTTTCTTCTATAAATTGCCATTCATCGAATGAGTTTATTACATTGTTTCCAAACTCTTTGATTAGTTCGGATATTGAATTGAATATTTTATTTTGATATTTAACAACAGTAGTTCCTAAACTTCTAATTTGAGAACCTTTAGGAGATACTGCTATAATTGATTCGTCGTCGTAAAAATCTGCTTTAAACACAGCAACATTATTTATTACAGTTGGATTCATTAACTTCCAACCATTAATTTGCATCATCATTGTTAGGGCTTCTTCGGATATGAAAGATTTTAAATCCATAATAATCAACAACGAAAAAAAAGGGGGAGAAGAACCCCAACAGTTCTTCCCCCCCAAAAGTGCGTGGCTTTGGTATATTGAAATTAACTCAATATTGACCTCCAACAATTGCAGGGGTTAAATCGACGCTTGTAACGTCATCCCATGCAATTTCCCGAATTTGCTCTCTCGCAACCATTTCACCATTGATAAAGACCCAATGGGTTGGATGGGTGTCAATTTGTTCAATTACCTCGCTTTCCGATAAGGTTAGCGTTGTGTGTCCTGTTTCATTCAAAATTGTCAGCGTTATCATATTATCACTTCCTGTGTTGTTCCATATACCTGTGCCACTTAAGCGTTACTAATCGTTGGGGTTGTGCGCTTGTCTCATTATTGTCGAAATGCAATCAAATCATCTCCTTGTCCATTTTCTCATATTGTCGTTGTTCACGCAAATAGCCATCAAGGATATAGTCTACCTTTTCTGGTAATGCGTCAAATATACCTGCAATAAGTTTCCTATTGAGGCTTATCCAAATACGGTGATAAGTATTAATTATCACCTTTGGTTCATCTTTTTCGTTCATAGTTACGACAATGGGAGGTAATTCCTCATCATCAACTATTCTAAATTCTACTGGTTTCTTTTCTTGTATTACTGTCATATTATCATCTCCTAAATAATTTCTAATTGTTCCATAAACCAAACTAGGACAATAAGGGGTAGCATAAATAACATATATGCATAATGTCCTACCGTCTTAATTAGGTAAATTAACTCTCTCTTTGCTGTTTTATATGCTCTTTTGAGCAAACTTTCTTCTATATTATTCCAAAACATATTTATTTCTCCTTGTGAATAAGCGGGCATAACAGGAATCGAACCCGTATCTTCGGCTTAGAAGGCCAAAATGCTATCCATTACACCATATGCCCATTTTGTTTAACCAACATACGCCAACAATGCAGGTATGTTTTTTGTTTGAGTAAGCATTTGAATGCGGTCTGTATTATCTGTATTAGAACGGATAATAGCAGTTGCAACTGTTTCAGCAAGTTTCTGAATACTGCAATTAACTAAAACATCTCGAACTTCTTGTTCTAAGAAATCAAGAAACGCTTCTTCTGCTTTACAAGACATACATTCAACTTTCATCATCACATCGTGATTATAGTCTGCTTCAAGGATAAATCCACGACCACCACAATCTTTACAGACCATCAAAAGTCCTCCGTAATAATGAATTCTTTTGTATCTTTTTGACTCCAATACTGATATGTTAGCATTGTTGCAATCATATAGTTATAGTTTGTTGAACTAGGATTCTCTATAAACATCTCAAATGCTGCTTGTAAATAATTATTTGCATTTGCAATTCCTAGTTCTTTCTCCATTGAATCAACAGCATCATGGATTGAACCATACTTCTGCTTCAATATCTGAAGAGTCTTTTGTTCTACGTTATTAAAAAACAATTTATTTTCATCTTTCATTTTTACACTTCCTTTAATTGTATATTTGCGTCGAATGCTTTATTGAATGCCAACGCCCATTCATTGTATTTAACTTCATATTGGTTTGCAGGAAACCAATCTGGCCTTCTATTCATTCGCCATTCAGCGAACTTCCATTTGCCTTCAAGATAGTAATGGCGATATGATTGTATTACATATTCCCATTCATCATCAAAGGTATTTTCTATGCGATATTTGTCAAGCATAGCAATTTTTACTGGAGATGCTTTACTTGAAAAAGCATCTCTAAGGTTAATAGCCATGTCAAGAATTCTTTTTTCACTTCCATGTGTTTTTCCATACCTAAACGTATATTCTTCACAAAGAGCCAAACCATGTTCATATAACCACTTTGTATTGTGTAATGATTCTCTCGCCCAAATAGTTGAAGGGTGATTCAACATAGCGGGTTTCATTAGAGTAGAATTACTTTGTGCATGGAATCGCTTAAGTTCTCCGAGAGATGGTTCAAAACCATAAACACCTTTGAACATTGTAAATAGTAAATTAGTATGCAACATTTGACAAGTTTCTGTTGGCATCTTTACAACGTGCTTATCAAGCATTTGTTGTGCTGATTCAACAGGACATTTACTTAGTGCAAATATATTCATCTTCTTCACCTCTTAGTTTAGCAAAATGTATATCTGCTAAAGGGTCGCCACACACGGTCATAATTTCTTCCCATGCATCTTCACCATAAACTTCCTTAATGTGTTTGTTAATATAATTAAACCATCTTAGCCAAATTTCATTCATTCTTCTTCACCTCTAATTTCGTATAATTTGTCCATAAGATTCCAATACTCTTTTTCATCTTTTTCAGAAAGAGCAGCAATTACTTTTGTCCAATCCGTATATCTTAAGTATTTCTTTTGAGCCTTAATTTCAAGTTCTAGAATCCTTTTCTTTAGTTCAAGTTGTTCAACAGGGGTCATTCTTCATCACCTTTCCAATACCATGTTTGTTCGCCTAATTCGTCTAAAGTCATATCAAATGTTTTGGCAATAACATTCATTGGGATGCACATATACCATCCAATTTCACGGCTTTCGCCATTAAATTCCTTATAGTTTTTTCGCATAAATTCAATGATTGGATTCATTCTTCTTCACCATCCTTATTCATAGCATCTGTTTCTTCAACTAATTTCATATAATCTCGACATTTGTAATAAATGAGATTAAATACAACCTTGTGGTGTTCATCTCCTTCATCTCTAGTTTGTAGAAATCTACAAATTAGATTCAATAGTTTGTGCATTTCATTAGTTACTTCTTTATTCATATTTTCACCTTCTTTGATTTTAGGTATGCTTGATATGGGCGCATTCCTAGACCCAGTAATTCTTGGTATTTTTCAACCCGTTTTGCTTCGTATTTTATTGTCCTATTGAGAAACTCAGGTTTATACAACCTATGATTCATTTTAGGAATTATATCTTTCATATATTTCTTCATTACAACCACTACATATTGTTATTATTATTTCTGATTCTTCAACAGAATCGAACTCACTACTGATTATTCTCAGATTATGAGTTGCAGGAAGGAAACACACATGACATCTTATCTTGGGTTTCCTTGTGAATATTTCTTTGCTTAATATATTATTTAACCATTTTAACATAATTATCACCCATAGGGCGGGGAAACGACTTCACAAGTTTTGACAATTGCTATCTCCGTGATTCGCAAGATTTTGTCGTTATTACTGGATAAACCCCTAAAGGTGGAGGAAAATGCTGGTAATGAAAACACAATACCCGATGAGCCAGCATTTTTACCTTTAAACCTCCGTTTCCAAAAAGGTCTGAAGAGACCCCAAACAATAAGTCTATCACCTTAATTGGAATTTGAAAAACTGTTCGTATGCTTCTATTAACTTACGAACAGGTTTGTCCTTGTTCTCTAACAATACAGCATGGAAAGTTCTAATTATTCCCAATAAATATTCTGCATTGTCATTGTGTTGTGAATCATCCATCATAGTTTCACCTCAGAAAGATTTACCATGCATAAATTCACGACTGGTGTTATATTCCACCTTTGCAAGTATAGCACCTGCAATATCTAAATCTTTGCCAAACGCATAATCCATAATACGGATAACTGCATCGGCAAGTTCTTCTTCAAGATTACTAAACTCAATAATCTTATTTGAGGAAGGATTACCTTCACGTAAAGCCTCTAAAGCCTCACTAATCTCAGCATGAATTAAAGCCATTCTTTCGCCATCATTTACTTCATCTTTCCAGAATCCATGATTAACTGCGTTTTTGTAGACTTCTTTTGCTAATTTATTCCATTCCTTCTCAAACATTTTTCTTCGCCTCATTTTCTTGTTTAAACATCTTTGCAGTTTCAACGCATCTTTCGTATGTATTTTCGTTGATGTTTTCTCCACGTTGAACCTTTAGACTGAAAATCCAATCTGCAATTTCTTTTGTAGATGCCCCATCTTCTAGCATAGCACTTAATTGACTCATTTTACCCATTTAATCACCTGCATAGAATTGTTTTCTTGAATTGTTTTCCACAATCAAGACATTCACAATACATGATTCCTTCATCAAAATCTTCTTCAATGTAAATAAATTCCTTGTGTTCACACTTCATTCTTTTCACACTCACAAAGTTCTTCTTTCGCTCTCCATGCATCAACAAAACTTACGCTACAATTATTATCATATTTTACGCTAATTCCACATTCGCACTTCATTTCCATTATATTTACGTATCTATTTTTCAACATTTTTTCATCTCCTTTAAGCCGCTTGTGGATAATAGTCATCATTCATACTACTATCCCAAATTTCCTGCTCTATTCTATTTATGTTCTGCATTAAATCAAATTGCTGTTTCTGTGGACTGTGCCAACACCAGTTAATTGCCCATTGTAATTGTTCATACCAAAATGTTTCCCAATAATTAGGGAGTATTTTACTCCAAAAATTACTCATATTCATTCCTCCAATGATTGAAGATAATCTCCGAGAAGAGAGATAACGTAATTATTACCTCTATCTTCAGCAACAATGCTCAACAAATCTTCCATCATTTCTTCAAGGTCATCTCGCATTGATTCATCCTTTAATCGCTTAAACGCTTCTAAATAACTATTCATTCTTCTTCACCTCGATTAGCCATCCATGTCCATTCTTCATGTAGATTGGTAACATCTTCGTCAATATCAGAAGCAGATGTTGGGTCGAAACTAAACACATATGTTTCTCCTTCATGTTCAGCAAACATAAAGACATTCCATGTATCTAATTTCATTCCCAATCGTTGTGCTTCTTCCATATCAATTACTTTCAAGGTATTGACTACCTTAACTTCATTAATTAATTCATATATTCTTTTGTTCATTCTTCTTCACCTCATTGTGCTGGTTTTGGCCCACAATAATACAAATTCTTCTTTGCTCTTGTAATAGCCACATAACAAATGTTCATTTCTTCTCGCATATCAGTAGCCTTTGGATGTGGCATACGTTCTGTTGCAAGAATATAAACATTATCTGCTTCAAGACCCTTAGCCTTGTGGACTGTTGAAAGCATGATTTCACCTTTTTCATTTCCGTCGAAAACACGCTTGATTTCTGCAATAATACCACCAACAGTTGATGCCTTTGTTGTAAAGATGCGAATACATTCAAACTTATCTTCTAATGATTGTGCTTGATTTACCTTGTTTAGTTTGACCAAACGCTGATAATTGTATTGGAAATCTTGTTCTAAGAGAACTGAGAATTCTTCAGAACCCATGTTCTTATTCTTAGTAATCTTATTTACAGCATTAATTAGTCCTTTTGTCATATCTCGACCTAGAACATACGCAGATTTACCCTGCATAATCAAATCGTAAAAAGCACCAACCAAAGGAGCGTTATATCTACATAGAACCATATCTCCCTCTTGAGGATTAAACGGTGCATTTTCCATAACTCGGCCTTCAATCGCATCTTCTTTGCATTCAAATTCTTTGACAAATCGGTTTGCTTCAGAAACAACCGATTTTGGACAACGCCATGTTAAGGACAAAGAAAATTCCTTGACTTCTCGACCACGACTCTCCAATTCCTTCTTAAAAATAGAAATTGAATTACTATCAGCACCACGAAATCCGTAAATTGCTTGGTTTCTATCGCCAACAATGACTACTCGGTTATTACCGACACATCGAAGAATCATCTGTCTTTGCATTTCATTGAAGTCTTGTGCTTCATCAACAAATAGAACATCAAATTGTGGTAATGGGAAATTCTCAACCAAAGGAATCCAAATCATGTCATCAAAATCAATCATAGCAAGATTACGTCGGCATTCCTTAAGAATGGCGGGAATCGCTTCAATAGCCATTTGTTCTTCTCGGTCTGATTCAAAGTTAATGTTGTAACGGTCAATCAATCCAAAGATTGATTTACGGTCATTTCCTTCAACCATAGAACCCTTAATTAGACTAATTAACTTACAAAGTGGTGCGGCATGGAAATCCTTACCGAGAACATCATTAATAATATTCTTAACCTTAAAGTTATTTACTCTTGTTTTAATACCTGCTGAACGAATAGCAGCAAATCCAAGTGCATGGAATGTTTTTGCTTCTACATTGTCTGGTAGTCTTTCTGCGAGTTCTGTTTGAATGGATTTGTTAAAACAAAGAAAAGCCATATTATTTCCCTTTGTTCTGTTTCCACCTTCAACAATTGTAAATGTTTTACCAGTTCCAGCACCAGCATTTACAATTACATCTCCTGTCCCATTAGCAAGTTCATGCCAAATCGCTTCTTGTTGTTTTGTTCCTGTTATCATTTTTAATCACCTTATTTTTATTAAGATTGGAATAGGCGGAGAAGGAGCAATACAGATAATTAAAGTGCGGAGGTAATTATCTGTTTATCGTCTAAACGGCCACCTTTGCTACAACTTCTCCATGAAGTGTGGGAAGTGGGATTTGAACCCACGAAGCAATTCGCACAGGATTTTAAGCCCTGCTCCTTTGACCAAACTCGGATATTCCCACAGATTAATAAGTTATTGTCAAAGATACTTACAAATACAATTTAATGTCGTTATCTGAAGTAAATCACTATTAACAATTACAGGGAGGCCGACCCCTATTTAAAGCCCGCCAACTGGCCGACACCCTATGTTTAAAAAGAATTAATTGTGCCACAATAGGCAAAAAAGAGAGGAAACCAAGAAATGTGCGGGAGGGTTATGACGACCAATAAGAGGTAAATGATTTATTACTGCACAAAACTCTCTTGAAAAGGAATGGGGGGAAGCCTGAACTTCCCCCCATTCGGCTATCATTAGATAACATCTAATGAGTTGCGACTTAAAACTTTAAAAGATTAATTTCAAAGTTCTTCGCTAGTTTCAGCAGAAAGGAGGCTATCTACTGAACCATCCCAAGTTCCAGCCTTATATTGACTGTTAAGGGAGTTTCGTGTTTTCTTAACCCAAGAAGCAGCAAATTCTTCTGCGGAGTCATATTGACCGCCACCAGACTTTGCGTGTTTAACGGAGATTGCTCCGATAATTGGGTCATGGTTGTAATAAGCCGTAATTGCTTCTTCAACAACACCACAAATTCTGTCAGTAGCAACACGGACTGCGGCAGGAATACTGCTCTTTTGTCCTCGACGGAACGGAGTTCCATCTCTTCCCTTCAATAGAGCCTTAAGTGCGTTATGTGCCGCATCTCGCTCATTAGGGTTTTCTGTTCCTACTTGAAGGTGCAACTGCACGATTTGTCGCAATCCACCGTCAAGGGCGGAATCTGCTTCCAAATACTCTTCAACTTCAATCTTCAAACTGTTCCAATTCATATCATCCATATGTATCAACTTCTGCCCGTAGGCGAAGTTCCATAGATTGACCATATATAAGGGATAATAAAATCAAACCCTCGATTCATTCTTGAACATCATTCTAATCTTTCTAAACTTTCTAAAGTTTTTTCTTAGCCAATTCTATTCCATCAATCAATTCATGCGAAAAAACAGCCAATGTGTTTTTCAAACCAATAAAAATTAATTGATATTTTTACAAACAACATTTTAGATTGATAAATTCTGATGTTTCTAATCGAGGCGAGGTTATTCTAAAACGATTAAATAATAGGTTATGCAACACAGCCTAGAAGAAAATTAGCGAAACCGTCATTTTGGCAACATTTTTCTTTTTTCTAATTTTCTAATGACCCCCATAGAGATTCTATATCTCCCATAGGGTGATTCTGTAATAAGTAATAAGCCACACACATAATAGTAGTAGTAGTAAGTATTAGAATATTAGAATATTAGAAATATTTATTTTCTCTTTCCTTCTGTTACACAACCCTCCAGTTTCTCAAGGTTTGTTTTATTCTAACGACCTCGACGACCTTAGAATAATGTTTTACTTTAATTATAGTATAATTATATCTTATACGATATTGTATATGTATATCCTATACATATAAGACCAATTGAAATATACCCTTTGAAAAGACGTTCTAAGTTGGTATTAACATTTGATACCTATGTAGTGTTAAGTTGATAGTATGTAATTAGGTGAAACGCTTTGTGTTGAACCTTAAGTAGGGTATATTCATACTATGAACAGTCGTCGAGCATTGGTCAAAAACCAAACAAAACGACAGGAGATGAAAAATTATGACGGAACTATCAGTAGCGAAGTTTGAAGAACGATGTGAGCCAATTGTTGCACATATGGCTCAACATGATATTGGAGCATTTGCGCCAATTATCGAAGGAACAATGAAACAAGGTATGAACAAAGACCTTACCGATGAACAACGTGGAAACCTTTGGGATTCTATCCGTTCTATGGTAAAAAACGTCGAAGGCTTGAAACTTCGACATGGGCGACGTTCAAGCCTTCCAGCAGAAATCATGGTAAATGTCCAATCTGTTGCGAATCAGGTAAGGACTGCCTGTGTTGCACTTATTGAGAACTGCCCTGTATTGCTTGAGGTTATTTTGCCTCATGGTAAAACTGGTGGAAATTACACTCAAGAGTCTTTTGCGGACTATTTCGCAGATAAGGCAGAAACCAACCTAATCTCGGCTTATCGGGATAAGGATGGTCGTCGTTGGGATGGAACTCTCAATGATGACGGCATGACTGGTATGGTTGCTCCAGTTAAGGCCGATTCAAACAATGATGATTCTTCGGAGGTTTCTGAAGAAGAATGATTGTTGTTTTTGAATGAATTATTGGTCAATGCTCGACGGCCACCTCATTCTTTTCGCTAAGGGGGGATAATCACATTAGAAGCCACTTCAAGAACGCCAGATGTTTCTTTGAAGGATAACTGATGAAATGATGTGAGAATCCCCCCTTATGCAGTTTTTTTGTTGCTTAAGATTGCACAAAGCGCAACCATATGGTAGGATTCTTTGAATTATACCTTATATACCTATTATAGATACATAGGACAAGGAGGTAATCCAATGTCTGAAACATACATAGTAATAGATACACAAGACAATGAGCGAAGCATTGGTTCTTATTCACGTAAGAATCATGCCGAAGAAGATAGAATGCACCTAATGAAAACGCATTTTGAGCGAACTATGGGGGAAATGGAAAAATTAGCCAAATCACCCATCAAGCGAGCGATGAAGGTCGTTAAGGTGGATTTAGACCACCCTGATGTTACGGAACATGACCGTGATTTTGCAATCATGCGAAATCAAACTTTTGTCAAGGTTAAGTTGGTGAATGAACTTCACTTCGAGTATAAGAAGTTGAAAGCATCAATTTCACCAGAAAATCCACGATACATCATCAAGACCGTTGAACATCGTGATTCTCGATTTTATTCGTGAATTGGTCTGATTGACTCGTTTTGACAGGTTCGACCTGTGTTGATGCAAAAGCATCTTGCCTCCCCTCGCATGGTTCAGGCCATGCGGGGGGACTTTTTTCATTTTTAGCCCCTCCCATCCCTAGCGAATAATATAACAAAAATCATTTATAACGCTACAACCATATGGTATGGGACTTTGGAGTTATACCTTAAATACCTACTAAATTGAGTATGAATACCCTGAATGGAGGGATTACATGGAAGAAGAAGTAAGAACAACCGAAGAAGAAATGAACCGAAAAGCCACAATGGAAGATGTTGAGGCATTTGCGAAGGAGTTTGGTGTGAGTAAAACAGGATGCACCTATAACAAGTTCACAATTGCCCTAGTAACCATGATTAACGTGCTATACAACCATACTTTGGCTAGTAGTAGCATAAATCTTGAATGCCTCAAAATCCTAGTTGGTGAACCTATGTATGTTATGGATGAACTACTTAAGGTTAAGAAGCAATATGAAAAGGACAAGAAGATTTGGGATAACCGTGTTGAAGGAGAACGTAAATCCCGAATCCAAGCGGAAAAATCCTTAAGTGAGAAACAAAGACAAATTGACGGCTTTCTTACCAATGACGTAATTAATAACGTCATTGTTTCTGGTATCAGAAAGGATTTAGATAGGTGTGTTCGTGATGCAGACGAAAGTTTTGAATTTATGACGAGTTTGAAACACGCTTCATATGAAAGCCAGCAAACATTTCAAAAATTCTTTTGATTGAGAAGGTTTGAATAGATAGTCTGGGCAGTTATATGGGGGATAGAGGGCTAAACGCCCTTTATCCCCCTCTTTTTGAGTTGTAACTTAAAAACACCGTTACAACCATATGGTTGGCTTTGCCAACCTCATTAAATACCTATTGCACCTTCTATGAACGGTTTATGGTGCATAGTGAATCAAACACTATGGAGGAATCAAAATGAACGAAGAAAAATGGACAACAAAAAGAGAACTAATTGTTTCTTATGTGAACAACAACGACGTTGGAGCATTCAACGTAATTGTTATGGGAACTGTTGAAGCAATTGACAAAACACAGCCCGATGACCGAACACCTTTGATTGAATCACTACGTTCAATCTTTAAGACAATTGACCCAAATAAGGTAAGTGGTGCTTTTCGCACAGGAAAAGCCTCTTCACTTCCCGCTAGTGTCATTTCAGTTCTAGGTGGCATTATGTCGGATGTTCGAGCAAATCTTCAAGATTTGTTCAATGCTCCGCATATGTCTCAACTTTTGACACCGCACGGTAAATCAAAGGATATGGGTCATTTGTTCGTCAATGATGAACAATATGCAGATTATGAAGCAAAGCGAATTGAAAACCGATTGACTCGATGGTATCGAGAAAAGATTTGGGATGGCACGCTAGAAGGACTACAAACTCTTTCTTTCCCTTCAATGGAGGTTGAAGAGGAAGAATGATTAATTGATTGATTATGCACCATAGGCCACCTTTTATTCTTTAATGGGCAATAGGGCAATGAAAAGTAAAATGAAAATTAATTCCGACTTTTCGCCCTATTGCCCTTGTTTTTTTGTCGAGGTTGAAATGGCAAAGCCATTACAACCATATGGTTGATAATCTTTGTATTATAAAACCTTGAAAAGGAAAACCGAATTTAATCGGTTTTTTAGTTGAATTGGGGTTCAATTCAACGGTCTGGGTGGTATACCATACTTGATTCAAGTTGTTCAATTTTGCCCTGCGTATCGAGGCTTTCTTGAACTAAGCGAGGTCGAGTATGTAGTCTAATGCCTAATATTCGGCACAATCCCTCAATGTCTCGATATTGCTTACGGACTTCCGACATGAACCATTTTCCTGTAAAGTAGCGGTAATGACCGTTGCTCATGTTGGGGTTCTTGTTTAGTTCTTCCTGCCATAAATCATCACATTCAAAGTCATGTTCTGTAAATCTGACTTGATGCGTCTCTTTTTCGGTTTCTAGCCATGTTTGAAACTTTGTCATTACGGTCTGCAATACAATGTAAAGTTGCGTTGTTGTTCTTGATTGGCTGTTTTTCAAAGAAAGGAGGAAATGAATGAACGTCAAAGCGTTCTTAATTCTATCTTCCATTCTGTATAGGCTTCTTGTGTCTTTAGGTTCTAATATCATCATAGTTTTACCCATTCTTAGGTTAATTATTGATTATATTAAGGTTGCATCAAATGTGCAACCATATGGTATGGCTTTGTCATACCTTGACCTAAAAAAATTGAGGGCATCCACCCAACAGAACCTACTAAGGCATACGTTTTTACTTAATTAGGCATTAACTAGTATTGCCGTATTTTCTTAACGTGTTGCGTGTTCGTGAACTGCGGGTTTCAGCCCCTAATGGTTTGTTATGGCCAATTAATCGCCATTGGAGTTCAAAAAAAGCGATGGGGGAGGATTGCCTCTTTCCTCCCCCATCATTATTCCCTGCAATTAACCAATTTTCTATGGTTATTGCTCAAATTGCCGAGAGGCACAATTCAAACGGGCGGAAGGGGATTACAGTCTAAACATGACTTTAATGTGTATTTATGTTTAGAGTCTCTACAAATCTTAGTTACTGCTTGTCTGAAAGCAGGTATTTCATTGATTAAGGTTGGTTCGTTTTCTTTCATTCTTCTTCACTTCCTGTATAATCAAAAGCCAATTCTGGGTGTAGGATGATGTGTTCAAAATAATTACAGAAAAACGATACCTGCACTTCACGCTTTCCTATGTTTGTTTGAATATTGTATGTTGAACGGTTTGGCATAGAATCTAAATAAGTATAAACATCTTCTAATTGTTGATGTGATTCAAACTTAAAGTATTGATTTACGCTCACACTATAATCATCATAAATTGTGTTTCCTAATTCCACTCTATCGGGCTTCATGTCCTAAGAATCACAAATGGGTATATAGTAGGGTTGTCAAAGACAACCATATGGTAATGCACTTTGGGACAGAACCTTAAATATACCCTATGAAACCTATAATCGGTGAAAACCAATGAAACGAATACCCGAAGAAATATATGAACAATTGGAGAAAATAAAGAAACACGTTGAAGAAGCATTCATGGCTTTAGAACTAGATAGGGGCATTATGCTTAATGTCTTAGTTCATGGTCGTAGTCGTCATATGATAAACAATCAACGTGAATATGCAGAAAACCGAGCGAGATATGTTGTTCACAATCTCAAAAAGGCTTTTTGGGAGAATCGTTGGAATGGTGAATGGGAAGAAGGCGGAAAAGGTATTATTATCGCTCCCGAAGGTTATACGCTGGAGGAAGAATGATGGTATCAAGAAAACATTTTGAAGCATTTGCTCAATGGGTTGCAGATGAAGAATTAATGGGAACTGAAGAATCAATGGTTGAAAGATTTTGTAACGTCTTGAAATCAATGAATCCTCGATTTGACAAAGGGCGATTTATTGCCCGTTGTGATGAATTGCAGGGTTTTGAGCGTGGAAAGTTTGCTTTTCCTATCTCTTCTCAAAATATGCCCGATTTAGTCCTTCATAACCTTCTTGTGTATCTTTCACAGGCTAAAACACAAAAAGAGCGAATAGGCATTCAAGAATGCATTGACGCTACTTTGAAGGTTTTTCCTCATTTGAAGGAAAATTGAGCCTTTAACCCTCAAACGTGCGTGTCCTAAGCATGACCATAAAAACTGCTTGGCTTCGGCCACTTTTTTAGCCCCTACCCTCCCTGTGAATTAACAACCTATTATCGAAAGAACATATTGTTTAGTTAATTCAACAACCATATGGTATTGTTAATTTATGCGTTATGCATTGGGGTATTATGCTATTATATGTAATCTATATAGATATTCTTAGAAATATATAGATATGACTCTTATTAAGTCGATTATAGCCAAAATAATAGCCCGTTAATCAATACACCATAAATAAATTAAAACGTCGTTATGCACCATGCATTGGCATATTAACGCCCTATTATTCTAAATAAAAATAATACACAACCATATGGCTTTGTTCCAATTTTTATTTTTATATATGAACAATGCATCATTAAGCAATTAAGCTTCAATAATGCAATATTAATCACTTTAGCAGATATAATCAAGCCTAAACGACCTATTTAGCATCAATGCTTTGAATTAGTTTGCAAGATATGGTTAAAATGTTAAACCTAACAATGCTTATAATATAGACTGAACTACCTTACCTTGAGGCAAGATATATGCCAACAAAGGATGATGTAATTAGCAATATACAGACTATTACAAAACAAATGAACGAAATACTCCTTATAATAAAAGAAAACAAAAGAAAGGGTATTAATGAAGGAAATAAGGTTAATTTATTAGCATTAAAAGAAATACAATCAAATTTAAATAGACTTAAAAAACAAGTTACTGATATTATAAATCCAAATACTAGACAAACCAGTTTTGATGAATATAGATAAATAATTAAAAATAAATAATTAATTGTTAAGGTTTTATTCTGGAAATACAATTATTAACAAAAAATTATAAACGCAAGTGCCGAAAAAATTCCAGCCCAAATTTTGAGAAATTTAAGGTGATATTATGTGGAAAGACGAAATTAAGAAAAGAATTAAAGAAGGTGCTTTTGAAAATTTAACAAAAAGACACCTTAATGTTATTAATGCTATTATTAAATTATACAAGCAAGAAGGGCCAATTGATAAAGAACAATTAAAGCAAATTCTAAAAGATGATGATATGGTTCATTTACTTTGAGGTGATGTTATGTGGAAAGATGAAATTAAAAAACAGTCAGATAAAAAAATATCAAACGCATTTAGACCATTACAAAAAGCAATCTTGCACTTAGAAGTATTAGGATATGATGAAATGCAAAATGCTATTGATGAACATTTTCCAATGAAATCATTAAATGTTGATGCAAGAGAGGTAATGGAAATTCTCAAAACGTATGTGAGCGCATTAATAAACCTTCAATATGTTAGTTCTAAAGAGTCTAAAACACGAAGCCCCATTGAAAGTAGAGATACTATGTTTTCGGATGATTGATATTATGTGGAAAGATATAATTAAAAGCAATAGCAAAGAAGAAATTTTAGAGGGTCTTTCTATTCTACAACAGAACATTAAACCAGATATGATTGAACCGAGAGGCGGCCATACAATGATTCTTTCGGGAATTGTAAAGAGAGAACGTGTCTTAACCTTAGATAAGAACTTTGATAATTTCTATTTTGGTAATATGCGTTTTATTTTTCAAATACCTTCAGAAGATACTTATTTAAATCGTTCAGAAATACAAGATAGAGTAGTTTCTTTTATTAAAGGACTTGATGCTAGTGATTTGAGAATTGATAGATATACAACTGAAAAATGGACTAGCACTAGTAAGGATAGAATAGTATTTAAAAAAGGCAGAAGTATGCTTACTATCGGAATGGAAAAAATTGAGTGATTATTATGAATTGGTTTGATTTACTTAAAGTTGATTTCTCCCCTTCTGATGCTATGGGCTTTATGGAGCATTTACAAGATGAATTGGGTGGAGATATTGATATTGTAAAAAGGCCACCTATTACTACTGCTGGTGAAAAGAGATTGAAATCTCCAATTAGACAAGAAATACACCTTAACTATGATGCTGGAAATGTTAAGTTAAAGCAGAATAAAAAGGGCGAATTTTTCATTTTTACTCACAATGGTTCATTTAATGAAGAAAAGAAACTAGGAAGGCCAGTCTATAATTTAAAGAAAATTGTGGATGAATTACTTGAGTTTTTACAAGATAATGAAACCTTTGAAAAGTTTGATATTGATGGTCTTGATTTTTCAAAGGCTACTCCAGAAGAACAACTTTCATGGTTTAATTCGTTAAAAGCGGGAGGTGCAGTAACTACTGCTACACCTTCAATTTATAACGTAAGATATTCAAAGAAAAAGGAGGATGAAGAGTTTGGTCAAAAAGACTAAGAAGAATGTTGTTTCTATGAATGGAACTACTGTCGAGTTTTCTCCTTATGAGTTCATTAAGAAATATAATGACTGGAAAACAGATATGGCTGGTGTTTCTGCTGGTTCAATTTATTCCACTAAGGATTTACTTGAAACTGTTAGAGGCCATGTAAATACTGCTACAAGAAGAGGAAGGTCAAAAAATTCTGGAAGCGAAGGAGCATTTAAAGTTCTTGATGAATTAGATGATTTAATTAGCGAAAAACAACAATTGTTTTTTGCAGATGCTTTAACTTATTTAAGAAAGTTTGAGGAATTACTTGAGTCTTTTCTTAAAAGTCCTACATTAAATCCCCAGAATGTTAAATTTACTAAGCCTAAAGGTTGGAAAACAAACAAAAAGGGAACTAGAATTATTATTACTGATGAAACTCCAGTAGACTATTATGGACATTTTGTTGATAGTGGGGATGAAAAAACATCTTATTTCCGAGCAAGAAATAAAATCAATGAAAAGAGTAAAAATAAATCAAGCATTAGTTTAAGTGAATGGGATGATAGTTGGTCAAGCGATAAAAAGAATACAGCAAAACCTCCACTTTACATGGCACTTTATGAAGGATATAGTAAGTCTGATGGCTTATTGGAAATTATCAAAGAAGCAATAGAAGAACTCGAAGGTAAAGACTACATTGTTAGGATTACAAGATTACGTCAAGCAAATAAAATAGCACAGATTCCTGAAATTAGAAGAGTTATTTCTGGTCTTTTGAAAAGAAGAGCATTGTTTGATGGTGGGAATTTTAAGACAAATAATGCAAGAACTGAACTTAAGAGTAAGGTTATTGAGTTAAGTGAAGATTCTGCTAAGAAACTTAGCGTTATTCTTTATGGGGAAGTTCTTGCAGGTGATTTGAGCAAAGTTCAATTAGACTTGACAAAACCTGCTATGAAGAGATTAATTGAATTAGCGGTGGTTACAAGAACTTCTGAATTAAAAGATAGGAAATCACCGAGCGGAGAACCTATTGTTCTTAAATCATGGAAGATGATATTATGAGTTGGAAAGATATTTTAAAGGGCGAAGAGATGCATCCTAGTGTTAGGAGATATTCTGAAAAAGGTAAAAAGGATATTGAAGAATTAACAACCAGAATAAAGGGATTAGAACAGACTCTTACTAGAAACGGTAAGTATCGTATAGATGGAGATTATAAATTTGCAAAGTTAATTGCTAGAGGGAAGTATGGTTTTTGGGATGGTAAAGAAGTTAAACAGACAGAAGAAGATAAAAAACTTATGCTAGAAAGAGATAAATTACAACGAAGATTGAAAAATTTAAAGGACAAAGGAGAAAGTTATTCTGGAGAAGTGCCATACAAATACGGAGTAGGAACTACAAGAAGAAAACGACCTACTCCAACATCAATAAGGGAAATTGAACAGTATTTGCGACACACATCAAGACGACCTAAAGATTATAGAAAAGGTAAGTCTATGTTTGGTTATGGCGAGGATGAAGTAGGTAGTGATGAAGAAGATACTCAAGATGCACTAAGATTAATAGATGGTAAGAATGCATTCATTACTGCTGCTAAACGTGCTAAAAAAGATACTAGTCGAGACACTTATTATGACACAAATGCAAGAACCTTTGCATTTAGGTTGGGGGAAGTCTTAGATTGGAAGAAAATTGGGGAATACTATAAAGGTTTTCGTGATGACCACTTTCCATCATATTTATGGTATAGCAACAATAAAGAAGAAGCCATTAAAATAGCACAAGATATTATTGATGGAAAAGATGTCAAATTAAATCAGTAGGTGAATAAAATGGTTACTCGTAAGCGTTGTGGATTTTGCCAGCATGAGGATAGAGAGGAACTTGAATCTCTATTAGAGACAGGACAAACCAGTTGCGACGTTTTAGACGCAAACAACGGTTGGAGAAGCGGAACTGCTTCACAACATCAAAGAAACCACATGGGTAATTATGAGATGAGTTCAAATCCTCGATGTGTTCTATGCACAGACCCTATGAGGAAACACTATGAAATAGCCCTATCTGAAGGCAATATCACAAGTGATGCAGTTTCCGAAGCATTAGGCACAACAAAACAACAGGTGCAACGGCACATGAAGCACCACTTAACGCCATTGGTGCAGAAATCTGCGGCCTCCTTGATAGCGAAAAAGGAAGTAAATGAAGTTGATTTACTTTCAGCGAATGTTCAACGCTTAGATATGAAATTAGATGAAGTATTCGCTATGGATGATTTAGACCCAAAAGTGATTGATAGTTTGACAAAACTCGCAAGAGAGATTAGGGAGTCATTAAAGTATCTTATGGAGTTTAAAGGTAAATTGGTTCATAAGAGACAAGATACAGTTATTTTCGCACAGATGCAAATTGTTCAAGAAGTGCTTGCTCAGAACAATCCTGAAGTTTGGCTTGAGATTAAGAAAGAAATGCAGGAGAGATTACAATGAATTGGAAAATTATATTAAAAAACGAATATTATTTAGATTTTGAAGATTATGCATTAGATAAAAATTACAATGTTATAGAAGCAGATGATGAATATTCTACCTTTAAGTTATCAGAAAAAGATAAAAGAGAACTTAAAAAAATAGAAGAAAAACTAAGCGATAAACCTAAGATAGAAATTGAAAATGCTTTAAGAAACAGAATAATAGAAATGGCTAATGAATATTTAAAATATAGAGATGGTTAAATATGCAGGAGAGATTACAATGAGTTGGGAAGAAATATTAAAGAAAGAGTTATACACTTTTGATGAAATAAATCAGGAATGGGTTAATAGCAATACTCTTATGATTTTACAAGGTAGGCCAATGAAATATGTTACACTTTTTTATAGGGGCTTATCAACAAATTATAAAAAACCAACAATGATTGCAAGTTATGTTCAACGTAGTGGTAATACTCATTTAAGTATAGACGTTTATTTAAGTGATACAAATGACTTTCCGATAAATTCTGATTCTATTACATTTAATGAATTTAGTTTCGATTATGACGTAAAAGTTACTGAACAGGAAGTTACTGAAGATGGGCTAAAAACAAGAAAAAAGGAATTTAAATTTAATTGATGCAGGAGAGATTACAATGAGTTGGAAAGAAGAAATTAAGAAAGAAGATGGTTTTTTAATGAGAGTCTACGAGATGAACGTCAAGAAAGGAACAGGTAAAATTTCTGGACTTTATAAAACTAAAGAAACATTAAAAGAACAAATTCTAAAACATACGGAAAAGGGAGATGAATCAATGTCATTAGATGAACTTGTAAGGTTAAACTCGAATGTAGATTATCGAATGAGATTTGTTTATGAATAGGTGATTAAAATGAATTGGGAAGATATAATTAAACTTAGTAATAAGGAAGTAGCCTTGACTATTGACCAATTAATTGAAGATGCTACTCAATTAAAACTCGCTGTTAATGCGGGAATAGATAGGGTGTATCAAGAAAGATTTAAAGAATTAAAAATGGCTTTTGAAGATGTTTCTGATGATATGAAGAAATTAATGCAGGATTGATTGTAATGAGTTGGGAAGATATATTGAAAGAATTTACACCCGATGAGGAAAGAAATGAATATTATAGAATAATGGACTTATTAGATTATATTATTGAAAACTATCCAGACAAGGCAAATAATGCTAGAAGCGTAAAGAAAGACGTAGAAAGAATAGTAGATGAATTTTATGAAACGAGAGACACAATGAAAGAAAAACTTTCGAAATTAGCACAGTATATTACTAGAGGTAAAAGTAATACATTAAGAGATACCTATAATGAATATGTTGAGGATTTAATGGAAAGGCTATTTTACTGAATAAGAAGGAGAAATTACAATGACACGCTGTAAATTACTCGACCAGTGGTTTGATGCAAAGTCTAAGGAATTAGATAAAGAAGAAGAAAAACAAAATAAAGATTTAATTACTGGTGAAAAGAAATGAACTGGCAATTTATCTTAAAGGCTAAGCCATCGGCCAATACTATATTAGTCGAGATTATTACTGCCTTTGATGAATTGTATAATAAAATTAAAGTGGCCGATAAAAAAAGTAAGGCGACTGGTTCAAGTATTTTTAAAAACCTGTTTAAGGAAAATCCTGATTTAGATACTAATTTTGAAACTGTTAAAAAAGTATATGAAGAAAAGATGTTAAGTCAGATGTTATCTCCTGAATTGATAAATGAAGATGAACTTCTCAAAAGATTCTCTATGATTAAAGAATTAGTTACCCAAAAAACAAAACGAACCGACTATAACGAAGAATTTTTTCAAGAACTCTTCTCTTCTAAGAAAAATCCAACAAATATTAAAGAATTGTTGGTAATTTATCAGAAAAAGATTGCTGATAGTGTTCCAGAAAGAACGAGACAACGATATACCGAAACAAATCAAGAAAATACTGCAAGAATACAGTCATTATACAAGAAAAATCAAGAAAAACCGACAGTTGAACAGTTTAGAAAGAACGAAGTGCCTAATTTTGACTACGTTTTGGTGAAAGTGATAGTCGAGGGCAAAGAAAAACCCAAAAAAACGGGTTGGACAACCGATGGAAACGCTTTATTTAAGGTCTTTGAGGAAGATTCGGACAAAATTGAGTCGGAAGTAGCAAAAATTGACAAAGTTAAGGAAACAAAAGTCATTTTTTCACCAATTCGCAAGAATTTTGGCGAAAAAACCTCTCTCGAAATAGAAACTACTGCAAAAAACTACAATGCAGTAGAGATAAATCAAGAAAATCTTGCAAATTACCTAGATACCTTCAGAAATATGCAATCAATGACAGATATTAAACCCCTTGACAAAGAAGTTTTTACTGCTAGTGCTGGAAAAGTAAAAAGTAAGGCATTATTTGGTGGACAAAAACTAACTAGCGTTCCAAAATTGATTGAAAATATTCTTTTGCTAGATAGTGTTTCTTTATTGAGTAGATATATACATCCACAATTAAAAAGTAGGCGGCAATATGGACAATTTTTCTTACATGGTAAAAATATCCCAGAAAAAGAACAAGATGCTATTCTTACAGAATTTGTTAGACAATATACCATTCTTGAAAAAGAAGTTAAGGAAGGTAGAAGAGAATCTACTCAGTTATTAATAACAGATTATGAAACAGGTGATGATGAGGAAATAAGTGAGAATATTGTTGTTAGTGAAGGCAATAGAACATTATATAATGAATTTAGTCGTGAATATAAAAACCTTCTACGAAATATTCAAAATAATGAAGTAGATGAAGCATTCAATAGAGCAATAGAAGATTCTGAAACAGTATTTACTACGGCATTAGACACTATTATAGGTAAGGATGAAGAAGATGAATACGAAGGAGTAAGTAATCCTAGTAGCATAACTAAAGAAGTAATGAAATTATCTAAATCTACTGAAGAATCTCTAAATATTCTTTTAAAAATTATACCAATGTTAAGACAAGGTGTAGACGGCAATAGAGACTTTTATGATAAATTCGATGATTTCTATGATGAATTAGAAGAAGATTTTGAGAGCGTTGATGATAAAAAATATGACGCAGACTTCAAGAAAATATTCTATGAGGCTCATCAAGTATTCAAGGATGCTTTTATTAAATCAGCCAATGAAATAATGCAAGGTATTGCCAAAAAAGAAGATGAAAAGTATTTTTCACTTGCAAATAACAGTAAATTTATAAGCAAGTTAGTAGAAAACAAATTGTTGGAGGAAGCCTAATGTCAGCACAAGAACAAATAGAGATAATTGGAAATCTCGATAACATTGATGAATTGACTGAAAAGTATCAAAATTCAACTAATAAGAACAGGTTTGTTTTAAGAACATTTAAACCGTATATTTCTGACGCAGGTGATTCTAGGGCAAAGGACAAGTTAATTGAAATGATTCATAGTCTTTTGAAAGAAGGTAGAAGCGAAACTCAAGCAGTATTAGAAGATGAAAAGGGAGGGATTATTGACTTAATTAATTTAAATGGAGTCAATTATGATGGAGAACCAATGACTACTGGAACAAAATTAAAAGACCAGTTTGCTAGTCTCTTATCTAATACTGTAATAGATTTAGATAAGGTTACTACTGATAATCCTAAATCAATTTTTGATAAAAATAAAGAAGTTCGGAACATGATTACTGCACAACTTAAAACTGGTTTTTTGAAAAGAAATATATTAGTTAAGAATATTGAAAAGATGTTTGCAGAATTTGAAGAAAGAGGCGAGTTCCAATTAGATAAAAAGGTTCTTGAATTAGATTTCTCTTTTGCAGATTACTTCAACGCTTCCAGTTTAAAACAACTATCTAAGAGAAGCAACGTGTATAAATACTGGACAAAGATTCATAAGCAAATAGAAGAATTAAAGACATTATTAAAAGATGCTGACATTGAAGGATTAGATGATTCTACAATAAGTAAAATTAATTACATTAAACTATATGAACCCGTAACATTAGATGTGGATGCTTTAGATTATAGAGCGTATGATTTCGTTAAGAAATATTTATCTTTCTTTTTGGGGTCGGGTGCTGTTGATTTAGATGAAATTGATGGAGAGTTTTACTTTGCACAAAAACAAACAAAAACCGCAGAAGGAAAGGATAAGCAACAAGGTTCAGAAATAGATTCTACTAAAGTTATTGCTTCTGAATTTAAGAAAATTATGGGTTCTAAGAAAGAAGTAGATATTTTGGGTTATGTTCATGCAGTTTCAAACTTATCGGAAGGTTCTCTTGCTTTATCTGCTGATGACAAAAAACTCTTGAAGAGTAGAATTAAAGAACTACTTAAAACCTATACTGTTAATATGGATGGGGAGTTTATTGATGCTATGAATAGTGGCATTCAAGGTTTTATGAAAGAAATTCAAGTTCTAGGGTCTACTAAAGAAAATAATTATTTACCTATTTACTTTTCAGAAGGAATAGATAAGTCCGTAAATTATTATGTAGCACAACTAGGGGAATTTAGAGAAACAAAGCCATCTTTAAAAATGGCTGACCTTTCAAAAGTTCTTCAACGATACCAAAGTCTTATTAAAGACAAAGACATTACAGATTCAATCAATAAAATGCTTCAAGCAGTAAAGAATGAAGTCGTTGAAGAATCTGGTGTAAAACCAACGGCAATTAGAGAAGAAGGAAAGGGTGCTGGAAAAGGCAGAAAAGACGATAAAGAACCTACATTTTATACTGCTTCCATTAGAGGAACTGAAACAAAATTCAAAGAATTAAATGAAAAAATGAAGAAGGTTTTAAATCTAATTGATGCAACATTCATTAGACCACTAAACAATCGCTTCTCTAAGGGATTAAGTATGGGATATGACCAAGTTATTTTAACTGATTTAATAAACAGAAAAGATTCTCCTTTCGTTATTGCTAGACAACTCGCAGAAAATAGCGCAAAGGAAGGACTTGATTTTATTAGTATCAATGCTTTAAACGATATTAAAAACTACATGGTTGAAATTAAAAAAGCAAAACAAGTAGGTAGAAAGGTAGATTTAAACTCTCTTAAAAGAGAATCATTAGATATGGTTACTGAAATAGAAAATATCTTAGATACTTCAGAAGATAGAAGCATGGGCTTTAGGGATTTAATTCTTGAAGATATTGCTTCTTTATACTATGCTATTACTAAAGAAAAGACTGATTTTGAAGGAGTAGATACTGAAAAAGCATACAGAAAGTCAAGGGTTGGCGACTATGAAGATGCTCAAGCGTTTAAACAGATTATTAACTTTTTAATACAAAACAAAGAAAATTACAAGGCTTCTATGATGAATGAAGAACTTAAGGTAATTAGACAAATTGAAGATATACAGAATTGGTTTGGAAAATTAACTAAGTCTGACCAATCTATGTTATTACAGGCACATGACCATATTAGAGTTCTTAAGAATGAAGATATTCACTTTGATGTATTAGACTACAATGATATTGATGACATGGAATATTTCATTACTAAGATGAACAAAGAAAGAAACATTGATTTGAGTTCTATGGAAGTGTATAACATTGTCAAGGAATTAGATTCTTTCCAAAATATTTCTAATGAGTATGGTATCAGCACAGAAGATGTTTATTTAATCAAGGCTAACTTTAGATAAATATAAGGTTGTGATTATATGGCAATATTTATACCCAATACCCTATATTCAGAATCTGATTTATTTAAAGTTTGGAATGGATATTGGAGTAAAACCAACAAAACAGGTTTTCCTTATGAGTATGTTCTTAGAAAAAATAATGAAAGAATTTTAACCCCATTGTCTACAATAAATCCATTATTTTGGATTGCATTTGATAACGAGAAACCCGTAGGATATTGTGGATTAGAAGATAATGGTTCTTTCTTTGCTACTGCTGGAGTAGTTGTTATTCCAGAATATCAAGGTAAGAAAATTTCTAGTGAGTTAATGAAAAAAAGACTTGCAAAGGTTGGGTCAAAGCCGATTTTAGCGGGAATCAATAACAAAAATTTACCTGCTGGAACTTGGAAAAATTCTTGGAAAAGAAGAGGCTACCGAGATATTGATTTAAATAATTTACCAAAAGGAATCCCATATAATGTGGCAAAAGAACAAGTGGATGCTAAGGGTCAAGAAAATGTTTTAGTCTATTCAAAAGATAATATTTTAAAAGCCAAAGATGCGGCAGTAAATAAGCCAATGCCACAAATTACTAGAAGAAAGAAAAAAATTAGAAGTGGCGATAAAGGTAGAACTATTCAAGGTAAAAACTTCCCCGAATGGAAAAAAATTCTTAGGGGTGATTAAATGAGTTGGAAGGATATTATTAAAAGTGCTAGTAATATCAGAAGAAACTGGATTAATTCAAAAACTCCACCAGACTTATATTACTATGATAAATTACCGAGAAAACTTAAAAAAGAATTCGATGAATTATTTGAAAAGATGATTGACGATATACAAAGAAAATATCTTCAAGGAGTAGAAGAAATGTTTAGAACTGTATTTGAAACAGAAAACATGAGAGGTATGTATAGTTTAAAGGATGGTGGCATTCGAGAGTTTAATTTTCAAATTGCTCCAAAATCTTCTAGCGTAGATAAATATGGTAGATTTTCTAATTATTATTTATACTTTGACAAAATGGTAAAAGATACTGAATTAGGTCAAACTCAATCAGCATATATAACTTCAGAAGAATGGGATAATTTAATGGAAACTATACTTAATGTAAAAGGGTGATTAAATGGAAGAGTTTAATTTAGAACATCAAATGGATATGGAGTTATCAAAAAACTCCTTTCCATATTTTTTCCAGCACGTTCTAGGTTTTGATTTTCCAACATACATACAAGAATGGCACGATTTAATGAATGATACACAAAGAACTGTTATTATTTGTTCAAGAGACCACGGAAAATCAGTATTTATGCACAGTTGGGTTGTTTGGAATTTAATATTTCAACCTCCACCTTATCAGATGCTTTATATTTCATCTAACCAAAAGCAGACAATGGTTCACATGAGAGACATTGATAAGATGTTTCAACATCCACTTCTTAAAAAGTTTAAACCTGCAAGAGGTTGGGCTATTGGAAACATTACATTAACAAATGGTAATCAAATCCTTGAACGTTCTGTTGGTTCACAGATTCGTGGATTACACCCTCAAGAAATTATTATTGACGACCCTTTGAAAGAGTTCAGCGTAAGCGGTATTCAAAAGGTAACAGATTGGTTTTATGGGGATATGATTCCTACACTTCACCATACTGCATCTTTAAGAGTTATCGGAACTCCATTTAGTTATACAGATATTTACAAACAATTAGAAGAAAATGCCGCATATACTGTCAGAACTTATCCTTGTCTTAATGCACTTAATGAACCTCTTTGGCCTGAGCGTTGGGATTATGATGCATTAATGTCAAGAAAGGCTGAAATTGGTTCACTTAAATTTACAAGAGAATATATGTGTGTTCCTATTTCAACAGGAACATCTTTATTCAATCCAGAATATTTACAACTTGCTAAGAATAAAGACTTAGTTTTAAAACCAAGTAGAAGAGAAGGATATAAGTATTTTGTTGGAGTAGACCCTGCTATATCTACTGATGGCGACTATAACGTAATTACTGTTCTTGAAGTAGATAATGAAGATAATAAGAACATCGTTTATATTGACCGTTCCAAAAACGTAGAGTTTAGAGAGAACATTAACAAGGTCAAACTAATTGGAAAGATATTTAATCCAGAAGTAATCCTATTTGAAACAAATACATTCGCAAAGTCATTTACTCAAGAACTTCGCAACGTCGCAGATTTAAATGTTCATGACTTTAATACTACTCGCAAGAAAAAAGAAGAAGTTATTTTAAACCTCCAAATGACTTTAGAAAATCAAAAGATGAACTTTCCTTATGGTAATGAAGAAAGTCGAAGAGTTACATCAGCATTGGTTGAAGAACTATCAATGTTCGCAATTACAGAACGTGGAAGATTTGAAGGAATTGGGGCGCATGATGACATGGTGATGAGTTTGGCCTTAGCAAATGCCGCCACGTTTCAAATCACGGATAACTTCATACTCTTGGATGACATGGAGATATTCGGGAGTTCAAATCGTTCTAACAATCGAGTAAAAATGCCATTTCTGGGGTTGAATTTTTAATGTGGTGGAATATCATTAAAGCGGTAAATCCTGATACGGGTGAACCTTTAAAATTTTTATGGAAAGGCCCAAAAGCAGCATTAACTGGAACACCTCAATTTGTTCAGAATTATATTAGAGAGTTTGGATATATACCTTTACAAATATATAAAAAAAGTTTTACTGGAGATTATGAGCCTTTTGTTAGTTTTACAAGTAAAAGTAGAGATGAATATTTAGAACAAATGAGAAAGGTTATGGAAGGCGTGGATAAAAGAACGCAATTTAAGATATACACGTTTGACAATTAGGTGATACTATGGATTTAAGTGAATTAACTCCTGAAGAGATTGATGAGGTTGCTGATAATGCAACTGAACAGGCTCGCCTCAAAAGATTATCACAACAGGCTAAAGATGAAATGCAAACTTTAACCAATAAATCATTTTTAGTTGGTGGTCGAGTCCTTTCGGAATTAGAAGAAATTCATAAAATTTCAACGCATATGAATATCAATGCAACCGAAGCAAGAAAACAATTAACATTCCCTCAAGAATACAACATTGATGGTCAAACTATTCCCGACCTTGTTAGAAAGATGCGTAAAGCAAGGAGACAATTGAAGGGAGACATTAGAGATAAAATGAACAAAAGTATTGATTCTCTTATTGATGGGTATTCTGATTATCTAAATAAGTGTATTGAATCAATGCATTGGTTAAGTCCTTACTCTATCCCACTTAAGAAAATGTCTATTACAGAAAAAGACTTATTTAAACTTAACAAGATGAAAGATACTACATCAAGAAGAGAAGTAGTAGATGTTTTGTGTAAGTATTGGGAACTCGATTTAGACCAAAAAGATATGGCTTTTTGTAGAGATTATGCTAAAATTTCAAAGGAGATGAAAGAAGTCAAGAAAGAATACAGGGGCATTCTTTCTAAGATTAACTCACAACAGTTGAAGAAATCTAAGAAAGAACAGGCTAAAGAGTTTATTCTTAAACAAATTGTCAATAATCCTGGAATTGGTGCAAAAAGAATACATGAAAATATGCCCAGTCCATTATACAAATACAGCAATACTAATATGATTTCTAAAATGGTTAGAAGTATGAATGTTGCTAATTATGAAGGTGCTTATTACAAAGTCCCATCAATGATGAAGAAAAATATTTGGGCTTATACTGCCGCATTTATTGATTCAGATGGCTATATTACATTAGACCGTAACATGAATCCTAGAGTTGGATTAGTCGCAACAGGAGAAAGAGGGAAGGCTTTTATGCAAGAAATGCATAAATCTATTGGATTTGGCAGAATGCACCTTGACCAAAAATCACCACAAGATACTCGACTAATTAACAGATTAAATTTCTATTCACAAGATGATGTTACTGACCTTTTAACAAAGTGCTTGCCTCATTTTAGACTAAAGAAAGGTAATGCTAAGTTATTACTTGAACTTATTCGCATGAAAAAGTCTTATAAGAAAGCCGATTGGTATAAAGACCGTTGCGATGAAATCTTTAAATTAATGAAGTGGGAAAACCATAAAGACCACGTTGGCTTTGATTGGGCTAAAGAGAATATTTATTTAGATGATATTGCAAAGTTACAAGGTAATTGTAAAATGAGTCTTATGGATGAATTAGAGAATGTCGGTGGAATTGTTCTTAAGGAGGTTTGATTATGAGTTGGCAAGATGTATTAAAAAGAAAAGGAAAGCAAAAGAGACAAAGAAAAGCATTGGCTGAAGCAAATGCTCAATTAAATACGCTTGATGATTTTTATGCAGCAAGGGAAAATGCAAGACAGGCTCTATATAACACTACAAAGGGGCAAAGACAGAAACTTCTTAGATTGATTGAAGATGACCTCAAGAAAAAGCGTGATGGTAAAATAATAACAGATGAGCGTTTAATAAACGAAAAGACTAATCCTTCTACTACATTTACAGAAGAAGAAAACTTTGGCCATAGATTAAAATTTGGTCAACATAGAGGATTACGACTACCAGATAATTTAATAAAACTATTGGCTAAAACTATTTATTTTAGAGACTTTGCTTCTTTCTTTATGAATCGTGCATATACTAGCAAAAAGACAAACGTATATGGGAATCGAAAATATAGTTACCTTGACCGTAAAGTAATGTTACGTGACATATATCAAAAACAATTTTGGCCAGCGTTCAATGAATGGATGAAAAGTCTTACTGATGAACAGAAACAAAAAATGTCTGAATGGAATAAAAAATCTGCTGAAGAAGAAAGAAAAAGATATGAGGCCGAAGCACCCGAAAGAGAAAAGAAAGCCCGCTATGAGGCTAAAAAGGAAGCAAAGCGAGCAAAAAGAGAAGCCCAACAAGCAAAAAGAGAAGAAAGAAAAAAATTAAGAGAGGGCTTAAAAGGAAGAAAACCTCAAGGTGCAGGTGGTAAATCTAAATCAGAAAGAAGTCGAGAGCATGGCCGACACAGTTCTCGACAATTTAAAAAATTATAGTGATAT